GAGTCCGTTAATATAAGGGCGGCCAGAAAGAAATCTGCGCACAACTTTTTCAAAAATCAGAAACTAATATTCTTTATAGTGCTCGTTAATTTTCGTCTGTGAAGCCTAAAGGCTTTAAGTTGGCTGCGTTCCGCTAGCCAAGGCACAGACTTCAACCTTTATAAATTCTTAGAAAACCGCTGTTAACCATAAGCACATAGTACTCTGGAGTGCAGCAGTTCTGCCGAAGGGACTACTTCAGGAAACTCGCCAATAATTCAAAATTCCTGCTTACTAATTAATATATATATACTTAATATATTTAAGTAGTTATTAGTAGAGTTATCAGCATAATAATCAAAAATCGCAGTTAACCTTTAGAACTTAGCTTTCTAGGAACGCAAATCCCTGGAAGGACGATACCTTAGGAAGAGGAACACAAAATAAAGGAACGCTTAGTTATTAATATTCAATATACTGATATAATACTGATGTACTTAGTGTTTAGTTGTTAATCACTGCTTAACGCAGTTCATCAGGAAGTTACGTTCCGTTACGCTACGCTACACTACACTACACTTCCATCCTAACTGCTATAAAGATATATACTATATAAGGCTTGTAATAGAATTAAAACAAATATTAAACATCGGCTAGGCTAATATTGACAACACTAGAGATTACTGATATAATATATATTACTGGAGGGGAGCGGGAAGGGGTTTCAATTTAACAAAGTCCTCCCCGACCTAATTAAGTAACTCTTTTCTCCGTGCGGCTAGACAGTCAAGTGTATTCCTCACTTGCTGACTAGGCTCTTCTTCAGTACGAAAGAACTCATTGGTCTATTAAGGTCTCCTTTTGTAGGCTTTCCCTTTTTAGCAGGTGGGTTTTTTCTTTGTCAAAATTCATATTCTTACTCTATTGACAATCCGTAGCGCGGTGTGATACGTTTAAGGTATGATTACTAAACGTGAAGGAAAGAGCGAGAAAAATCTCGCAGTCCTTGAAGATACACGGAACCTTTGTGGTGCATTAACTAATGATGGTAACAAATGCCTTCATGTGAAAGGTTTTAATACCGACCACGTTGGAGAAGGTAGATGTTATCAACATGAAAACTTTGTTAATGGCACTCAGATTACTGCCTATGAGATACCTGCCATCAAAGAGAGGATGGAAGAGTTTCTCTATGATAAGGACATGTACACTCTTGACCGTGAGATAGCTATGCTACGGGCATATCTTGAGTTGTACAAGCAACACTTAGCGGTATTCAAAGATTTGACTGCATCCGAACTTCAAGTATTAGGTATAACATTTACTCCTAGTGATTTGAACTCAGCAATTAATACAACAACCAAAACAATTGCTACATTAATCAAAACTAAGAGTGAAATAGAGATAGCTAGGAAGTTCGTTATACCTCTCAATGTCGTTCAAATGATGTTTGGAAAGGTAGCGGAAATCATAGACCACGAGATAGAGGATGTCGAGTTGAAGAATCGTATAGGTAATCGACTTGGCAATATTATGCTTAATGGTTAATCAGCCTCAAATAGACGTTTCAACAGAGAACGTTGAAAAGCTAACTAACATCTTTAAAGGTGTACAGGAACGAGTTAGTGTTGACGAAGAAGTAATGACTGTTCGTAATACTCTTAAAGCTTTCAATGAGTACCTTTACGATGAAAAAAATAACATTCACCATAATGAGCTTTGTGACGCTCTAGATACGGGTGAGGACGTTGCGGCTGTTATTCCACGTAATAGTGCTAAGTCTACTATTGCTAGCACTCGTTATCCTTCCTATAGGCTTGGCCATGATAGGGGTGTACGAGTAATAATGGGTTCTCATACTGCTGTTCTAGCTCAGTCGTTTGCTCGTAGTATGGAAGCTATATTCGAAGACGAAAAGTTCAAACTACTATTTGGACAAATGAAGCCACCTGGCTCTATGACTTATCTAAAATGGAATGAAACTGAGAAGATGGTCATAGATAGACCTAACCGAAACAAGTTAGGATATAGGATAGATGCTAAAGACGCTAATATCTTTGCAGTTGGAGTTGGTGGTGCCGTTGTGGGTCGTCGTGCTGACCTTATCATTCTTGACGACATTATTGATAGGGATTCTGTAAAGACTGAAGCTCAGTTAACTGACACTAAATTTTGGTTTTCTGAAGAGCTTAAAGGTTGTAGACACGCTCATACACAAACAGTTATAGTGGGCAGTCGATGGAACGCCAGAGACATATATATAGAGATAATGTCTACTATGGCTATCAACGGAGCAACCATAACAGGTAATATGGTAGAAGAAGTACTTGATCAAATGAGACGTTTCCGAGAATTAGAAAATGAGATGAACGCATAATGGCTGAAAGACCTTCAGGACTATACGACCCTAATTATCGACCAAAGAAACAAATTGAGGTTAGGGGTACTAGCGACCCGAAAGAGTTTGCCTGGAAGTGTCCCATTTGTGGGACTGTTAATATAGAAATGAAGCGTTCATTTACTTCAAATCATCAATTCCAATGTGTAGGTCATGTTTGTGGATATAAGTTCGCAGTTGTCGGCCTACCAGATGATATGAGACATTGGATGCAAAATGAAGAGGCTACACCAAGTATAGATGTTAGACCAAGGATTACCAACAACTAGAAGGAAATCTAAAATACCACAGGACACGGGAGATATACGTGTACCTGTCTGGTCTTATGGAAAGTGTACCAAAAATTGTTCCAATCAAAATACAGACTTAGCAGATGGTTTATGCGTTAATTGTTGGGACAAGACATCAGACAAAGGTTTTGTAAACTCTAAAGTATTACATAGTCAACGAAAACGTAGAGCTAAAAAACTTAATGCCGGGCAAGATAGTAGTCTACAAGGCAATACAAGACGATAATACAAGCTATTGGCCTGAAGCTTTTCCAATTGATGTTTTAGAAGCTTGGAAGAATGAATTAGGGCCAATTTCCTTTGCCTCTCAATATCAGTCGTCACCTATTGACTTAATGGGTAATGAACTAAAGCTTGAGTGGTTACACTTTTACGACCATACTAATGAAATGCCACTATCCTTTGAGAAAATAGTGGCATTTATTGACCCTGCTATCAGTAAAACGAAGTCGTCTGACTTTTTCGCAATGGCTGTTGCTGGTAGAGCTAATAACCGAATTTATCTATTAGATTTACTTCGTACTAAAGCTCCTATTGAAGCACAATTGGATTACATTCACGATAAGTATGCTATTTGGCATGTTGACGAATTTGTTATAGAAGCTGGAGGACAACAGTTATATTTTGTTGAGTACATTCAAAAAGAAACTATGTACCATATTACTACACCTCCTGCCTCTTGGCATCGTTCAGATAAAAAGAATAAGTTCGAGGTTGCTGCCAACCACTTCAATGCCTCCAGAGCACTTTTACCTGGCAATAAAGACGACATCGGGCGTTGGGTTCCAATACAAGAGTTTCTCCCTTTTGTAGAAGAATGGACTCAATTCCCCGCAGGCTTACATGATGATACAATAGATGCTGTTGCAGGTGTAATATCTTCATTAATAGATAATACGATTCCTTATGGTATAATGGAACCTGGTACAGCAGAAGAGGCAATTGAATTTGCCAACCGTAGTCTTGTTAAAAGTAACAGGATATTAACTGATGAGGAAAAGAAAATACTTGAAAACTACTATGGTGACACTTCGCAAAGTAGTATCCGAAAGGTTGGCTTATTCCGACATGAATCAAAGCCTGATTTAAGGATGAATAGAAGAGATGGTTAGAAAACTTAATGCTGTTCAAAGAGTAGCACAGAGCATATTTAAGCTTAACCTTCCATATGGTACAACCGGACAAACTAACTTAGATGATGTTGAGAATATCGGTTGGACTCCTTTATCTGTTGGTCAACGTGACCTTCCAGCCTTTCAACAGGATAGGATGTTCGAGATTGCTTCCTACTTATACCGCAGAAACGCAATTGCACATCGGATTGTAGAAGTAATTAAAGCGTTCGTTGTTGGAGAAGGTATTATAGTTAAGGCTAGGGACTCTAATGTAGACAGAGTTGTTCAACGATTTATGAATAGCCGAAGGAATAATTGGCGTAAATATATTCGTGAACGAGTTGTTTCTCACTCTATTTACGGCGAAGCCTTAATGCCAGCTTATGTCAATGACATTAACGGTGCTGTTATTCTTGGTAATGGGCATCCTGCTGTGATTAAGCAGGTACTTCCAAATATACGAAATACCTTTGAGCCTGAACAGATTATAATTAAAGAGGGAAAGCAAGCTGATGGAACTCCAGTTTCTGAGCAGATACTTCAAGTAATTAAGGTTGTTACAGATACTAATAGTGACTCTTTTCTTAGATACGATGGAGATGCTTTCTTTTTTGCTATTAACAAGCCAATGGATAACCTTCGTGGTTCTTCTGATTTATTTGCTATAGCTGATTGGCTTGATATATATGAGCAATTTATGTTTAATAGGGCTGAACGTCAATCTTATATGAATACCTTTCTTTGGGATATTACCATAGAAGGAGCAAATTCAAGTGAGATTGATGAGCGAATGACAGATATGATACTTCAAGAACGTAATGCACGTTCTGGTAAGTTCTACGTTCATAACGAGAAAGAGAAACGTCAAGCTATTGCTCCTGAAATGCACTCAGATGATGCAGTTCAAGATTCTCAAAACTTTCTAAATATGATTATGGGTGGTACTGGTTTGTCCACTCAAGCTTTTGGAGACCCTTCTGGACGAGGACGACAAGCTTCTGGTGATGTTAATGAATGGGTGTTTAAGACATTATCAGATAGACAATACACTTGGCGAGATATGATTCTTGAAATTCTAGAATTCGTCATTGACCAAGCAGAGATACATAATGAGATAGATTCAGACTTAGATAGATATGTCGAAGTGTTCATGCCTAAAATATCTATGCGTGATATGCAACGCATGACTCAATCATTACGTAACCTTGGTGGGTTTATTGGTCAAGTAGGTAGAGCTGAAACTGTCCTTACACTTGAGGAACAAGACCAAAAACGTATTAAGAAGGTTATGCATAGCTTGTTAGACCATATAGACCATGAAAGTGGCCTAGCTATGATGAATGAAATGACAGACCCTGTGAGTGGTAATAACGCTGCTGAAGAAGATAGATTATCACAAAATGGCATTGGTGATAAGCCAAGACAAAGTAGACTCATCCAATTAAGTGCAGAGGACTTAGAAACTCTTAAGAAGTTTGAAACAGAAGAGTACAGTATTGAAGATAGGATTCTTCCTAATTTTGAACTAAAGGACTTATACAAACAAGGTCAAGAGGATGAACCAGAACTTGTTGAGGCTGACTAATGGCAAAACAACCTACAAACAAGGAACGCTTAGTAGCTGTTGAAATTTATACTAAGTTAGCAAATGAAAAAGCTGACAGATTAGCTGACGAGCTCAAAGAGGGTAGATTAGAGTCTAATACTAAGTTCGATAAAATCGAGACAGCAATTAACAATGTTCATCTTTCTTTAGACGACCATCGTAACGAGGTTAGGGATAGGCACGACTTTCAAAATGGAAATGGTAAAAGAACTAAAAGGGAAACTTTTAATGCTGGAGCGTTAGTTACAGCAGCTACTACGGGTGTATTAGTAGCTCTCTGGCAAATTCTTATACAGACAGGAAATTTGTAAATGGCAGTTAATATTACTTTTAACAAGCGTGGAATAAGTCTTGAGGCTAAACAAAGAGTCATTCACTCTCCGTCTGAAAAGATAACATATGTTCTTGATATGACTCCTTGGGGTATTGAGATTACTGGTACACCTACTATTCTAAAAGTAGTTGATATCTTAGACCCTACTGTTAATCTTGAATCTACTTTATTTTATAGTGGTGCTGCTTCTGAGACTGCTAACAATATTACTTTACCATTAATGCAAGATTTGACATTAGGTAAATTCTATAGAGTTCATGTTAATTTCTCAGATGGTACTGATACTTATGAAGCCACTTTTCTTATCGAGTGTCGCGTCTAGTAAAAATAGCCCAAATTAGGCACGAATCTGGTATTGACACCCGTAAACGAAACTTGATATAATATTACTTACAAATCTGAGAGAAAGGGTTATTCGGATACTTATGACAACTACCTCAGAAAAAATCGAGATTCTATCAGTAATAAGGGAGCATTGCCAATACTGTCCCGAAGATTTGGGAGCAGTTGCTCAAGCATTACTGGCTGTAGAAGATAAATTAGACTACTCAATGCGTTACTCGCTTGAGTACCTACTTCAAACATATGTAATAGCAAGAGCTCAAATGGAACCTGAAGGGTTGCAGAGTATTCTTGATAGGTTCCCCGTTCCTACTTCTGAAGGTGGGATAGAAGAGGCACTTGATACCGCACATGACAAACTTAGTCAAGAAGTACGTTCCGTTTCTCCTACGCCAGATTCCATTAGCAAGTTTGCAGACCTTCAAGAGAGTATTAGTAATCTCTCAAGAAGTAATAAACTGGCTCTTGCCAATGACAGAGAAAGTGATAACGAAGATACAGGAAACGGAAAAAAGCGAGCAGTAAAAAACAAGAAGGTTACTCCAGAAGAGGAGAAAGTTTCTGAGAGTAAGGACAAACCTAAAAACAAGAAAAATAAAATGCCTGACCTCAAAGAGGGTTTGGTTCCTACTGACCTTACTGGATTAGAAAACTTTCGTGAATCTTCCAGTGTTAAAAGTGGAATATCTCAAGATGGTTCAGTTTGGAATGTACGTCTTATAGTAGAAGGTCATACTGCATCTGGTAGATACTTTCCTGCTGACGTTCTCAGAGAGGCTATTCCGCTTTTCGAGGGAGCGCGTTCATATGTTAATCATCCCGATGAGAATTTTCAAGGTGGTGACAGACCTACTGAAAATCTAGTGGGCTGGTTTGAAAATGTTACACTAAAGGAGGGAGATGGTCTTTATGCCGATTGGCATATTTTAGCTCATTCTGGGAAGGATTACTTAAGGGAACAGCTAGTTGAGCTTCAAGAAGCTAACAAGTTGGATCTTATAGGTCTATCTTTACTAGGATTAGGTAAAAACTCCTTTAAACAAGTAGATGGCAAAACTGTCAAGTATTCAGAGGCTATTACAATGGTGCGTTCTGTAGACCTTGTAGATGTCCCTGGTGCTGGCGGAAAAGTACTAGAGGCTATTCGAGAGTCTGATGCACAAAAAATTAGGAGCGAAATTATGTCGTTAGAGACAATGACCGCAGAAGAGCTCAAAGAGGCTAATCCTACGCTTTATGAGGATATGCTAAGGATGTCACTTGCGGCAGCAGAAGCAGCTAAATCGGAAGGTGACTCTAAACCTGAACCTGAGCCAGAACCGGAACTCAAGCCGGATGAGAAACTTCGGGAATCTGGCAATGTAGATAAGACCTCTGCTAAAGAGCGAGTGGAGCTTCTACTTGACAGAATGGCGATTCGTGATAGTAACGATTTAGTTACTGAGAAAATCAAGGAGAGCAATCTTCCTGAGCCTCTACGCGAATCCTTGCGAAAGCAGTTTATTGGCAAGGTAGTAGATGATAAGGATGTTGATGAGCAAATCAGTATATACCGTGAAGCGGCTGCTGAAATGGCTCCAATAGGTAACAAGTCATTTGCTTTACCTTCCCAAGCGTATCTTATCGACGAAACTGATAAGATGCAAATTGCTATGGACAGACTGTTTGAGCTTCCTATTGCTGATGAGCACTCTAATATTCCTCGCTTGAGTGGTATTAGAGAAGCTTATGTAATGATGACAGGAGACTATGAGTTTACGTGGGGTGCTATTCCACTAGACGATAGAATCCGTGAAGGTGCTGGTTCTACTCCTACAGCCGCTAAAGTTGTTGGTGGTGGAACAGTTACCTTTGCTAACGTTCTAGGTGTCTCTATTAACCGTCGTCTACTTGCTCAATATCGCAGACAGGTAATGTGGTGGGAACCATTCACTACTATTACCACTTTGAATAACCTTAAACAGCAAGACCGTAACAGAGTTGAGTCTCTGGGTGCTCTTTCAGAGAGGACTACAGGTGGTGCTGAATATGCAGAGCTAACTTGGGCTGAGCAACTCCACCAGTTCACTCCTACAGAGTACGGAAACCTCGTCCCAATTGCTCAACGAGCTATAGTAGACGATGACCTTCGTGCCCTCACTCGCGCTGCTGATGAACTTGGTAGGTCTGCTGGAATTACCTTGAATGAATATGTCTCGAACTTGTTCACTCAAAATTCTGGTGATGGCCCTGTCTTTGTAGACACTGGACAAGATGGTGTCGCTGACGCTGGTACTGATAATGTGTTCCAAGGTAGTACAACTACTGAACATAACAATAGAATCACAAGCAACCTTAACAGGGCATCATTTAAGGATGCAGACCAACGTATTCGTATTATGTCAGACAAGTCTCAAAAGCGAATTGGTCTAACTCCTGCTCATCTGTTAATTCCGAATGAACTTCGTGAGACTGCACTCCAGATTCAGGGTTCACTATTAGTGCCTGACTCTGCTAACAACGCAAATAACATCTTTGCAAATACCTTTACTGTTATTGAGGTTCCTCAGTTTACTGATGTAAACAACTGGTACTTGATGTCAGGTAAAGACCAACTGGAAATGTTGGAAATGGGATTCTTGAATGGACGACGTGAGCCTGAGTTGTTCGTACAATCAGACCCTTTGATGGGAATGATGTTTACTCATGATGTCCTAAACTACAAGATACGACACCGCTATGGTGGTGGTTGGCTAGACTATCGTGGTTCAGTAGCCTCTATCGTAGCATAACAAGTAATTCCTGAGCTTGAGAGGATAGAGGTTGTGGTGTTGGGCCTCTATCCTCTCATAGAGGAGAAAGATATGGGTGCTCCAGTCGGAGAAATGATTGTCGTAGATGAAGGCACAGAATATGAAACTCGAGTTAGTGTTGTAGTCGTACAAGATGCTAGCTCTAATAGAGTTTCTCATTGTCTTGATATTTACGATAAATCAGGTACTCTTAAAGAAAGAGTTGGTTATAAGACAGGCATGGTTAGTGTAGACGGTTATTCTTTTAACGGTGACACTCTACTAAAACTGTCTATAGCTAGACGAGAAATGGTAGACGAATATGTTGCACAAGCTATGGAAGAAGTGCACGAGCATTAGACGAAGCGATTAAAGGATAGGTACCGACAATGACTATTACAGCTTACCCTAATGGAGTCTCTAGTTTTGGGATTCCTTTGTTAGGCTCAGGAGAAATTGTTACCACTGGTTCAATTTTCTTTGTAGACTCTGTAACTGGTAGTGATACCAATGATGGGAAAGACCCTACTCAAGCGTTAGCTACTATAGATGCAGCAGTTAACAAGTGTACTGCTGATAAAGGTGATTACGTCGTTGTAATGCCTAATCATGCTGAAAGCTTAGTATCTGACTCAGGTGTAGACATTGACGTAGCTGGTGTCACAGTTATAGGTCTAGGAAGTGGAGAAAACCGACCAACACTTACCTTTACTACTGCTGCTACTGCTGATTTTAAACTCGCTGCTGCTGACGTAACTGTAAAGAACATTTTGTTCAAAGCAGGAATTGATGCTCTGACTGGCCCGATTGAGATTAGCGCAGACGACTGTAAGTTCATTGATTGCGAGTATCGTGATGATGCGATAAACAACTATGAGACTACAGATGTCATTGTAACTGCTTCAACTCCATTAAGGATGATAATTGACCACTTCGTTTATCATTCTGATGGAGACTTAGGTGGAACCGCTCAACAAAGCATAATCCAGCTTAACGGTGCTGACCACGCTGTTATCAGAAATTGCTGGCTAGTAGCTTTTGCAGCTACGGGTATCATTGAAGATGCCACTACAAGTGACTCAATCCTCATAGACAACTGCGTTATTGAGAATCAAGAAACTGGCCCGACAGTAGCAGTTCTTTTGACAGCTACCACTAGCGGTACTATGAGAAATTGTCATATTAGAGTTGCATCTGGTACGACTTACATTACCGCTGCAAATGATATGCAATTCTACCAATGCTTCGGTGTTGGTGTAGATGCTGATTCAGGTGAAGTTGTTGGTGCTATCATTGGAGCATCAGTAGAAGGTAAGATTGATACTATCACCTCAGTTCTTTCTGGTGCTGCTGGTATTGCAACTTTTCCTGAGCCTGCTTCTCCCGCTGATGCTGTTTCTATGGCTGAAGCACTTTCATGGGTATCTGCTCGTAACTCTGTTCCGGGTGGAATTAACCCTCTGGGAAGTGTTTACTACGTAGCAGCTTCCGGTGGTAATGATTCTGCTACGGGTAATGGACTTGACCCGAATGAACCACTTGCTACTATAGCACAAGCGATAACTAATTCCTCTGCTGGAGATACAATTGTCCTTGGCCCAGGTACACACTCAGTAGATGTTTCTGCTGCTGCTTTGTCACCTAAAGCTGACACTAGATTTGTTACGGCAGTTGCACCTAAAGGTGGAAAGCCTACTACAATAATTACACATGATGCTGATGATGGTGCAGACCTTGTGCTGTTAGATGTTGATGGTGTAGTGTTCGAAGGTATTGAGTTCCTGTTAGTAGCTGGAGGTACTACAGCACTTCGAACTGTAGCTATATCTCAAACTACAGCAGTTGTTGGAGCACACTTTATTGACTGTTGGTTTGACCTTAACGACGTAAATGTATCTAACATCTTTGCTATTGCAATTAATGATGCTACTAACGCGACTACTGGAGTAGTCATTAAAAATTGCCGCTTCCACGGTGGTTCAGGTACTGTTGGTCAGGTTAGTTACATCCAAATTGGAGTTGGAGGGTTACTGCAAAGCCTGATTGAGGATTGTGTCTTTGAGTTAGAATCTGCTGACGCTGACTGCTATGGCTTAGACTTCCTCGATAACGCGGCTGCGGCTAATAAGTCTTACGCTAACATAATCCGTCGAAACAGCTTTATAGGGCCACTGGATGCTGGTGAAGATGGAGTTGGTATCTTCTTTGCGGCTGCTATGACTGAGTTGGAGATTCTCAGTTTAGTATCTGAAAACTATTTTGCATATTGCAGTGTAACTCCAATTACTATCGACAAGATGAACAAGGGTATTGTTCAAAACTATGTTGGAGACAATGCCACAGGAGGAACAGTGGTTGACCCAGGCACATAAGCTAACTAGCTAAAGTGTTTCACTAGAGGGAGGAAAGGATTAAACCTTCCTCCCTCTATCTTTATTAAGAAGGTTCAGATAACTGTCATATGATTAACTCAAGCAAAATCAAGTTAAGTCCTACAGGCGGTGCAGGAGTTGCAGCAGCTAATGGACATATCCCTTTTATTGGTAAGATATTAGCTATCTTATTAATTCCTACAGGTATGCCTGCAACTATGGATACTACTATCACTATTACTCAAGATGGTGATAGTACAACTGATATTGAGACAGTTGCTACCTTTACAAATCAGAACGCTAATACTAAGCATTATCCTAGAGTTCTAGAGCAGGATAACACTGGTGCCAACTTAACTACTTATGACAAATTTGCTACTGTTAACGGAGTAGAAGTAACAGTAGCCCAAGCTGACAATGGTACTGATTCAGTAGAAGTAGAAGTAATATACGAAACTGACTTTTCAGGTGCATAACATCGAGAGTATAAATACTTAATGGCTAATACCTCTTACTCTATTAAGTTAGATGCCAAAACCTCTATAACTATAACCCTTGACAGAGTGCTATCTCAGGGTATAACATTAGATGGTAAAATTAGCGCGTCAATCACATTAGACTCAAAAGATTCGAAGTAGAGCTATTAGGTAGCAATGGCTGTAGTACCTAAAAAGTTATTAGACTCTAACAATGACGATGTTGTGATTGTTGCTGGCACCGACTTCGATATAGTATTTACTCTAACCAAGAATGGTGGGAGTACTTTAGATGTAACAGGAGGTACTGTTACATGCTCAATACGAGCAGAAGGCAGAAACTCTAATGTTATCTCTGACCATGCTGTAGCTATAACAACTGCTGCAAGTGGGATAGTAACTCTTAGTATATTAGATACAGAGAGTAGTGCTTTAATAAGTCCATCATTAGGGAGTCCTTTGGACACAGTACTCCATTTAGCAGATGTTAAACTATTAGAAGCAGACTTAAATATACGAAACTTTGGACCTTTCAGCTTTGGTGTTAGAAGGCCGATAACATAATGGCTAAGCTTTCAGAATACATATTAGAAACGAGGCAAGGAGTTCTTGAAGTTGCTGGTGAAACTCAATATGATATGGGTGAGGATCCTTATGGAAACTTTGTTCGCCGTGCATTGCGTCGTTATTCTATAGACAAGCCATTAATCAAGGTGTCAGCAATTACTGGAAGTGATACTAGGTACATAACAGTTAACTCTACAAATCTACCAGATTATGTAGATGGTTCAAGCAAGATAACACAAATAGAAGCTAAAGCTCCTGTGATAGCAAGCAATGAGCTTCCAAACTTTTTAGACCGTGATGAGTGGGATTTGTATCGTGATGAAACTGCTTTACGTATTCATTTAAAGACTACAAAGCCTAGTTCTTCTGATACGATAAGAGTTACGTACACAATTCCTCACACTATAAATGAACTTGATAGCGAGACCGTAGATTCAGTTCCAGACCTAGATAAAGATGCTATTGTCTTGTACGCAGTTAGTCAAGCACTAATGGCTCTAGCTGCAAAGTTCTCAGGAACGTCTGACCCTACTCTTAGAGCAGACGTAGTTAATTATCGTACTAAATCTCAAGAATACAGGATGCAATCCGAAGCGTTCAAAAAGATGTATAATGAATGGATTTCTGACCCATTAAAAGCTGCATCAATAGTTAGAGATATTAACTTCGGATTCTCTTTTGCTGACAATCAGCCATTCTTAACACATCGTTCAGCTAGTAGAAGATAATGCCACGACTTGAAATACAAGCTGCAATTAAAACTATCTTGGAGGAAGTTCCTAATATCGGAAAAGTCTATGACTCTATTCGTTGGACTAATGACCAAGGTAACTTTATAACAGCATTTGCAGAAGATATAGATGGTCAAAACCAAATACGGTCTTGGATGATTTATCGTTCTGGTGGAGGATTTGATTATGGTTCCAGAGAAAATAGCTTAGGAACTGAAATTGCAATTCCTATTAAAAGTAAGTTAGCTAGATATGACTTCAAGATTGAAGGGTGGGCATCTTTCAGAGACGATGATACTGATATAGAATTTCAGGCTTTGCTAGATACTCTTGAAGCTAAATTCGAAGCTAATATATCGCTTAATCAAACAGCCTTGATTAGAAGTGCGATTACATACGAGATAGACCACCAATTCTTTGGTGATTACTTCGTACATCATGTAATACTAAGCTTCTACGCAGTACCTAGTATAAAAGGTATTACTCCTTTATAAGGATTTAACAAATGGCTAGCGTAACACTTTATTCAATTCACAAAAATTCAGAGAGGGCTTACATATGTAGTCAGGGTCATAATCATGGTTGTAAAAATCATGAGGTAGCATGTCCTGAAGAAGAAGTTCAAAGCCTATTAGACGAGTTTTCTGATACGCTTGATGTCTTACCTTGGTTAAATATAAACAACGAGTGGGAAAGGTCCAAGCCTGAGCAAGTTAAAACTAAAACTAAAGAACAAGGTGATAAATAATGGTAACTTTACAGCATCGTTCTCATAGAGAAGTAGTTACCCTAGCGTTACAGACCTTTGCTAACCTTGGTACTCCGACTGACCCAGGTACACATATGATGCCTGTGACAAGCTTTAGTGCTAAGGAGAACTACGAGCAGTTACTAGATAATGGAAGGCGTGGCCCTGATGCTATGGACTTTCGAGCGGTTCAAGGTGTTAAACATGTAGAGATAACTATGGAAGGCGTTATTCAAATGAACGCCCTCACTGGTTCTCCAATTGGTATGTTGTTACGCAGTATCTTGGCAACTGGTACTAATGCAACTGCATACCCTACTCCAATTGAGATTAGTACCAATGCAGTTTATAAGCATTATCGTATGTTGGGTAACGAGCATGAATACCTTACTATCCAACATTATGATAACTTAGCCGCTGCTAACTTTAGAGAATTCGAAGGGTGTCGTTGTACAGAGCTAACTATCAGTTTCAATACTGGTGAAGGCCTATTAACTTATAGTGCTACTCTTATCGGTAGAAACTTTACTAAAGAAACAGATACTATGGATTTGCTGGCTTCACAGGATACTACACTAGAGGATCCTTTCCCAGGCTGGCAAGCTGCTTTAGTATTTAATGGCTCTGCTAATACTAATCTGATTTCTGCTGAATGGTCACTCAAGAGGTCAGAGAACAGATTGTACACTGGAGCATCTTCTCAGTTATTCAAAGCCTTGCACTTTGGACCACTTGAAGCTACAGTAGCTATGGTATTCGACTATAGCGCGACTGAGCTAGATTTGTTCAAAGCTGGAACACAAGTAGAAATTACTACTAATTTTACTAATGGTCTTGCAACTACCGCTTTACGAGGCTTTGATATATCAATGGAAACTGCGTCCCTTTTGGAGGCACCTGCTGAAGTTGATTCATCTGGAGAGACTATGACACTTGCACTCTCAGCTAGAGGGCTATACTCTGAGGCCGCAGGTGAAATTGCTACTGATAATAGTGATACAGGAGCAGTAGCTTCAATACAAGGTCCAATAGAAACTTTAACTACAGAGGCTAACGCAGCTACAGGCACTCCAACTAGATACTAAGAGATTTTAAGGCTGGCTGTGAAGGCTGGCCTTAAAAATAGGAATTACTGACATATGGTTTTAATGAAAGTTACAGAGAGTCAACATGACAAGGCTGTAAAGTCTTGGATTGACTTGTTTATGTCTAACATTAAAATTAGTAACTCTTGTTGGATATGGCAAGGTTCAATTATATCTAATGGATATGGTCAGTTTAACTCTTATTTAGATACAACTTTAGCTCATGTGTTTTCGTACATTGTTTTTTGTGGTGAGTTAGAAGATAGATTTGAGGTTGACCATACTTGTCAAAATAGAGCGTGTGTTGCTCCAATTCACCTTGAGGCAGTAACACATTCAGTTAACGTACAAAGAAGTTACTTTAATAGACATAATAAGAAACACCAATATGATGAGTTCAGTGGTAAAACAAGTTTTGGTAGAGCTACAACATCTATTGAAGGTTCTGATAATATCACTCAAGAAGAACTTATTGACCATCTAAAAGACGAAGGTTATGATGTTAACATTAGAACGTTAAGGTATTGGAGGTCTATAGGTGTAATTCCAGAAATGGAAAGAAATGGAAAGCAATGGTATTATTCAAAATCTATTATAAACTTTATTAAGATATTATGTATTAGTAGAGGAAGAGAGCATAATGGAATTATCATAGAGAAAGAGTTAGAAGGAGAAAAGTTCAAAGTTTATGAAATTCATGTTACTAAAGATAGAGACAACAAGGATTTCATGGTTAAATATACCACTAACAAAGGAATCCTTATAAATAAGACGAGTGACTTAAATGCCATATACGGATAATAATACTATTAACCTTGCAGATTGTGACGCTGAAGAGTTGTGGGTAACATATAAGCGTCCAGGTATGCTAACTCATCAAGAGAGCATGGACTACCTTTCTAAACATGCTGGATATAATGATAATATCAAGACTGAAAATGATTACAAGAAACTATCAGACTTTCTAAATGATATTGATGCCAGCTTTGCACATACTGTGTCTCTGATAATTGCTTGGAATTTAACAGCAAAAGACTCAGAGGATATTCTACCAGTCCCAAGCGAGGACCCAGAAGTCTGGAAACAAGTTCGTGAATTCTACTTGCAATCTATAGTTTCTCAAATTAACAATGACCCGACTACTAAAAGTTTTTTAGCTCGGATGGCACAAACACAGAGCAACCAAAAAATAGACCAAGGGATTCCAGAGTCGAATGGATTAGGGAACTCATTACCTATAGTGAAGCCGTAGTCAATGATAGAACTCCTAATCCTAATAGGTTTGCATGGGTTAGTGAAGAATATTGGGATATATTTTTAGGAGAGCAATGGAATTGTCCTCCCTGGGAAGTTAGAGCACGAGCTACATATTGGGATATTCAGAGAGTCTCTATGATGAATGAAGCCAACGGTGTAGCTACTAAACGAAAGATTGCACTAGACAAGGCTAAGGAATCATTACATGCCAGTTCTAGGTAAAATAGACTTTTCAGGATGGTTATCTTATAACCAAGTAATTAGTAGAATACTTACATCTCTGCCTAATGTTAAACAAACATGGCTTATTAACGTTGTTGCTAGGTATAGAGAAGAAGTATTAGACCAAATGCTTAAACAAGGAATTAGAGCTACTGGCACATATGAACAGAGCTTTGAAATAATAACCGAGTTTGGTGGTAAGGAACCACAGGCAGCTTTAGCTCTTGTTCCTTCTGGTGAAAATGCTAGACGACTTAGTATTTATTGGAAAACATTAGAGTTCGGTGCTCAACCTAATCCTTTAGTTCCAGTTAGCTCTATAGCTAGATGGGCTGATACAAAACTTGGTGCTGATTTTATAGGAGCAGGCAAAATTACTATGGGTATTAGAGAGCGTGGAATACTGCCTCATCCTGTATTGAGTAGAATCTTTTTATTATCTAATCCTGATGGAGCTATTACAGGATTAACACCACTAGCAGAAAGTATAGCAGAAGAAGAAGCAGTTAGGGTATTCTCAATGATGAGGCAGATATTCTTTACGACCTCATCAACTGGACAAGTTGTAGCTCGTAACATTGCTGGTTCTCCTGGTGGTATTGGCGGAAGATTCACATTCTCTAAGTAAAGGAATAACAGATGGCTTTTCAATTATTTCGTGCATTGTTTAATATAAGTGGTAACGCTCCTGATAGCTTAACCAAAATTAAAGTAGCAACACAAAGTCTTGTTACATCTACTAACGCGTTAATTCCTAATCTTAGAGTAATGCAAAACGAGATTATGAGAGTAGCCACAGCTACTAATGCTAGTGCTTCTCCTGCTTTAATTGCTGTTGATAACAACTTCAATCGAATCACTCAATCAGGAAATGTCACTTCTGGCTCACTGTTAAACCTTCAAAGGCAAATGCTTGCTACTGCTAACACCTCAAACGTTGTACTAAGTCGTACTTTGCAAAATACATCAGCATCAATGAATGAACTGTCTGCCTCAACTAAAGTGGCAGAGAATACAGCTAGAGAAGCTTCTGCTACTGGTGGCTTTCAAATGATGGGAGATGTTAGTGGAGCTACAGCTACTAGAATGAAACAGTTATCTGCTGCTTCTCAGGGTGCTATGATAGCTATGGCAGGTCTGCAAAGGAATGTAATGGGATTGGCTTTTAGCTTAATCTTTTTGCAGTTTACTGGATTCTTAAGACTGTCACTTATGGTAGCTGGAGTTGGATTGGCTCTCGGTGGGCTATTCTTTGGATTTAAAGCTTTGATTAGCCAAGGGTCTAAGTTCAACATACTTCAAGACCAGTTCTTTATTCTAACTGGTGGAGCGGACGCTTATCAGCAAGCTCTCTCTGGTGCAGAAGGTTCTGGTAAAGATTTAGGTTTAACATCTGAATTACTTAGAGCACAGCTTACTTTATTAAGAGAGGATGTTGCATTAGATAATCAAGAGCTTGACGCATTTGCAGAGGCATTACAACTTATGCACGTTGGAGTTGTACCGAATGCACTTAAAGATATAGACAGTATGACTACTGCCTTTAAAGACTTCTTAGACCCAACTACTACTGCTGACACTGATATTTTCTTTAGACAATTAATAGAAGGTGAAGGACAATGGCAAGAAGCTGTTGACCGTTTGAACGCTACGGATACTGGTCAATTTCAAACTAAAATGAGAAAAGCTAAAGAAGAATTTGGATCACTGTTCGTTCCTATAGAAACTGATATTGCTGAATGGTGGCAAGACTTTCAGATTTCATGGATTAACTTTGGAAGTAATATCATGAGGATTCTTGGTGGAGATATGGGAGCACTTTGGAGTATGACTGTATGGCAGCCTATGACAACTATAACAATATTTTTTGTAAATATTATTAGAAGTATATTCTTCGACTTACTAATCAATCCTATTATTAATAACTTCGGATGGTTTGGAAACGTTATGAGATATAAGTTTACTGACATGTGGCTTGATATACAATCTATAGGACGAACACTTTGGACACTACTTGTACTTACCTACGAAAGAACATTCATTAAAAAGATATTAAGCTTAGCAGGAAACCTAGCTTTGGACATTTTTAATGTTGGAGTAAGTATTGCAGTAGGCTTATGGGATGGAATAAGATCTAAAAAAACATGGCTGCTTGACCACGTAAGAGGTTTGGGTGGTAGCATTTTGGGGGCATTTAGGTCTGGCTTAGGTAATTTATGGCCTTTCTCGCCTTCTAAAGTAGGGATAGCTATAGGAGAAGGTTTAGGATTGGGTATAGTTAGAGGTATCCAAAACATTGATACTTCTGTTGTTAACGCATCAAGGCTGCTAGGACAGTTTAGTACAAGAGGAATAGTATCTCAAGGCATTGGTCGTAATAGTAGAGCGCAAGGTAGTATAGCTTCAAGTTCTATCACTATTAACATACGTGACAATAACTTTGGAAATGCTGATCCTGCAATAGCTGGAAGAACTATGGCTGGTGAGATATTGAAAGGTATTACCAGGGGTGGTAGCATTACTTCAGCACCTTTAGTACCTTAACGTATATTATTCAAAATGCCTATAAACGATTTTCCGGGGTTCTAATCTGGCTAGGTGACGAATGACACATGAAACGAGGTCTGTAGGTCACAATTTCGATTCTGTGACCGAGAATCATGTAAGGCTGAATCTGTCCCAACCCATTAACGGTGGTATCGCTGAATGGCTTTAAATTTGACAATAGATGTAGCATCTGGAGTTGGGGTAGACTATCTAGGTGTACTCGACTATACAAGCCTTGTAGTAGAAAATAGTGTAGAAGTTGCTGCTGACACTATGGACTTTACCTGTGTAATTCAATCTAATGAGATTGCCAGTCCTATTGAAGGACAGGAGGTAATTTTTAAAGATGGCTCCACTAGAGAGTTCGCAGGTATTATAACTAAGATAAATAAGAAGTTTGGTCCAACTCGTTCGATAGTCTTGCATCAATGTCAATGTAAGGATTATGTATACTTCTTAGATAGACGGCTTGTTAATAATACATACAGTTCACAAGCTGCTGGGCAAACTATCAAAGATATATTGACTGACCTATTTAATGACAGTGATTCGGATATACACTATGAGTTTTTCAAAGATAATGTAACTAACATTATAGATGGCCCAACACTAGAAAATTTCACATTTGATAAGGTTAGACCTTCTCAAGCCTTTGACCAAATAGCTCAAGCTGCTGGATTTACATGGTGGATAGACTTTGATAAAAATGTATATTTTAAGGCAGTTAACGCTAATGTTGCAACTCAGCTATCAGCATTAACACTTGATATAGATAGCGATACTACTACATATTTTGAGATTGAAGAAGAATGTAGTATAGATGATATCGGGACAGCTTTAGTACTCCGTGATGTCGTCAACATTAGTACGTCAAATCAAGTGGATGAATTTGTAGGGTCTCAGGGTTCAGACCATAATGGTGAAGTTAGAAAGATTTTCACACTAAGTAGAAAACCTTTTGGATTCATTCATGTTACTTCTGTTAAACTAGCAACAGTAGCTCAAACACTTAAAACAGAAGATGTAGATGGTGATATTTTTGATGGTACAGGTGCTTCCAATGAAGTGTTTGTATTTGTAAGTAATGACAAATCTTATGTTAGGTTTGCATCTGCTAATGCTGTAGCTGCTGGAGATGCTGTAGAGGTTACATACAAATATGAAATCAAAGATGATATTGAAGGAGCAATTAACATTGCTGCTGTCAATGAGATGAAAGCTAGAACTCAAGGAGATGGTATACATCAATTTGTGTTTGCTCAAGCGTCAGGATTAAGAGTTACTGACATCGGACAACTGGATAGAATAGAAGAAATACTACTACTTAGAAAATCTACAGTTCTGATACGTGGTTCATTCTTTTCTTGGCTTAAAGGGTGGGAGGCTGGTCAAGTATTTGTACGTAAGTGGGACCAAGTTGACACACAGAAAGCTATGTTTGTCATATCTGTTACAAAGCAGATATTAACTCCTAACGACGACCCAACGTTATCTGACAGTGTAGTTTTAAGTCAAATAACCTATTCAAATATTCCTCATGGAGTAGCTGTGTAATGGCTGATAATGACCAAATACTTTTATCTAAGTTGATTGGGAACTTGTATAATGAAGTGTTTCAACGTAGAGCAACCTCTGATAATACTATCATTAAAAAGTCGTCTCATAATATAGAACAACAACCAGTAGATGAGCATACTAAAGAGTTTCTTTTAGATGCCGCTACAGTGCATGTGTGGGGAATATCTGGGGCTTCTGACCAAGTTAATAATAGCGGGAGTATTTCAGGAAGATGGTCATTTGCATCAAATTGGGGTTAATATGAAAAGTTCATCAGAGCTATTTCGTGGTTCCATTCGTTACAGTATGCAAGCTAAAGGATATGTGCGATGGATATTAACAGATGCTAAAACTGGAAGGTTTACTGATGGTGGACGTTCCAATGTAATCGTTAACTTGACAAGGGAAAATCTTGCTAAGGCCATGATTGGTACATCTATTACCTTTCCTGGAACTGTAGCAGTTGGTACTGGTACTAATGTTCCAGCCGCTTCAGATACAGCATTACAAACTTTATCTCAATATGATGGAGCCAATAATGCTAAGGCATTTGATAGCAAGACTATTCGGTCTATATATACTTCAAGATTCATTACACAATTCCTAACTGGTGAAGCTAACATAACCATTAGAGAGCTTGGATTATTTGACGATACTTCAGCTACTAATATGTGGGCTAGAGTAGCTGTTAACATTACCAAGACTTCATCACAAAGATTAACGATATACTGGTACATAACATTTGATAGGAGAAATGACGTGGCTATTAAAACTGGAGGAAGTATAGGAGCTACTGGCACCATTACTGCTGCAACTCCTAGCACTTTAACATTTGCATCTGCTGTTACAATCTTAATGATTACAAATAATGCAGCCGAAGAAGTTTATGTTAGGCTTAATCAGGCTATTTCTGGAGAAGACCCACCTCTTACATATGACTTTAAACTGGATGATAACGAGACAGTCTTCTTCTTAAATGAGGAGATATCAGTTACTACTGTAAGTGTTTATGGAACACTTCTAAATGGTGCTATGCCTCTAAACGAATTATCAGTTGTAGGATGGTAAATATGCAGCAAACACAAATCCAACAATCTTTAGTGACCGATAAAATGACAGAGGTTACTATAGAAGAGATTATTGACTTGATTAGGAATAGAGAAAGTACAGATGTAATGTACCACTCCAAGCCTGGTAATAACCCTAATGTTATAGTGTTAATATGTGGAGATAAGTATTGCACAGATATTAGAGAATTTAAGCCTATTTTAACTACTCATTCTAACGCACAAGTATATATACGTTCTCATGATAAAGAGAATAAAATATATGAATGGAAGGAGTACTATATTCCTAATCCGAGTATCTTCATTACATTTATCTTTAATGAAGATATTAGAACAAAAGAACAGAAGGTGATGGATAATGTCTTCAGATGTTAGCCCAGGAGATACTATTTTAGCGTCTCAGCAAACTGACTTACGTGACGATTTAATAGACCAAATAACCGCTGCTGATGAAATACTTGTTGGGACAGGCATAGATGCAGCTACGGTACGAGCTAAGGCTTCACAAGCTGAAATGGAAGCTGGTACTGAAACAGAAGTTCGAGCTATGACTCCAGAAGGGGTTAAACAAGCTATCGCTGCTCTGGCAAGTGGTGGAGCCTTCAAGCTAATCGGGACAGTGGCAGCGTCAGACAGTGCGACTATCACCGTCACAGGACTAGACAGCATCTACGATACCTACCTGATTGCTGGTTCTGATCTTGTCCCTGCTACAGACGGTGCCAACCTGTTCCTGCGTTTTGGGGACTCTGGTGGCATCGATTCTGGAGCAAGCGACTATGAGTACCATGTGGCCAATAGCAGCCCTGGGTCAGCAGCATATGGGAGCGCAAGCGCCAGTGCCGCGTACTCAGCAATCGAGCTAGGTACGGATGACGGCAATGCTGCTGGAGAGGGTCATGGGTTTGTCCTGTTCCTTCACAGACCAGGAGATGGTGCCTCCCGGCCAGCCGTCAGTGGAACCCATACCCGCATCGATAGTGGAGGCTCACTCCTCGGAGGCCCCGTAATTGGGTCTAGGACAGCAGTCATCACCCTGACTCAAATCCAGCTACTCTATGACTCAGGCAACATAACCTCCGGTAGACTTACAGTTTGGGGGCTAGGACATGCCTAGATACCATGACCTTTGGGATGCTGAATCACAGCAGCAAGTACGTGTTCCATTCACGACTGAGGAGGAGACCGCCAGGGATGCTGAGGAGGCTGCTGTAGCTAGCTACGTGCCTCCAAGGCTTGAGCAGTTGATGGCATCCCATGAGACACCAGGCGAACAGTCAGAGCTTCTGGTCCTCCTCCTGACCAAGCTCCAGTCAGACCCAGACTCTATGTCCGACAAGGAGACATTGAAGATGCTCCAACTAGAGAGGACACCCTGATGGAGGAGAGTCAACTCCTGGTAGTTGCTGGGTTCGCATTGGTCCTGCTTGGGATGTTGGCGAGGATAAGTGGCATCCAGAACGGCGGCACAATAATCGAATTGACCACGCCAACAGCAGGCGGTATCAACTGGCTAGTTGCGCCACTGCCGGAAGACTATTACCTTTCCACTGGCGATACTGTGCGGTTTATTATCAGCACCGCGAATCTGGGGGATCACCTATTTCAGGTCATGGGAGTTGAAGATGACGCCTAATAACAAAGCAATTTCAATCACGAAACCGCGCAGACTCTTTTACAACAAAACCACTGGAGAGGTTATGGGGTTAGCCTCTGGTGGCGGGGCCTTCGAGGATTTCACAGGCGATGATTTAATCATGGCGACCTTTGGGGAATTGGGGATATAGGTTGCGTCGAGATTTATTACAGCCCGTTAAATCCAATCGGTATTCCATCGAAAATAGACCTACTGCAAGTCGCCGATTGCTGCGATAAAGTCAAGATAGTACAGGAGGCAAAGACTGAGTGTGATAGACTTGTTCGTCTACAAGGTCTTAAACGAGGGAATGTAGGGATAACAGAAGAGGTTGCGCTTAATATATTAGAAGTTGGTTCTATGAGTAGTGACATTGAGACTGCTACAAAAGCTGATGAGGAGAAAGCTGAACTAATAATGGCGCGAACAGTATGTAACGAAGCAGTAAACGTTCTTATAGATACACAACTGATGCAATTCTATGGCAAACAAAAGAAGAACGTGAAGCCGAAATAACTAATAGACAGCCATAATATGGATTCACTAGGAAATGTCTATCGAAGATGTGGAAATACCAGAGACTACAACCCTCAAGGAGTTGTAGTTCCAGCCAATACAGTTTCTGCTCTAAGGTCTCATATAAATAGACAAGCAGTATTTATAGAAACTGATTCAGAAACAAGAACTACAGCGGTTGCCAGAGGCTAAAAACTGGGCCACAGAATCGAAATTGTAGGGGTGCTAGGGTCTGAAATGACCAATGTGGTTAGGTCAGATGTAAAACCCCACAATTGGCCCCACAATCGTTTTTAGGCTATCTAGGCATGAATCAGAAAAATATATTCAGTTGATGTAGTCCCAATTCTTTATAACCATTAACTAAGACTATCTCTGATTCAAAGTTTACACCTATATTTGGTTCCTTTAGTTCATGACTAAAGCAAGCAGGAACTGAACCTTCTTTATAATAGGTGTCTAACTTAATTTTGCTGTCCCACTTTACTAACCATAGAGTAAATCTCTTTATTACTGTAGGTCGTAGAGGGTCTTAAACTCTATTACGTGTTGTTTATTTACTTTAGATGGTGTTCCCATGTTTCAGTCCTGTGTTGCTTGCAGATTATGAACTGATATTGAATTCTAACACCGTTATAGAATGTTGAGAAAGCCAAAGGTTCACCGTGGTCACACAATCCCTTACGTAGACTGTACTTTATTACATCTACTGTTGATTTAATCTTTTTCTTTTTATTCAACAACCAATCCTGCGAAACTTGTGTGTTTCACGATGAAGGTCATAGTAGTCTAATGTCCAAGCAGGTGTCCCACCACTTTTAGTGCTTTCTGTCTGTTCCCAATGGTGTCTACGCCCATTATCCTCTTCATAATCTTCCCATATTGTACAGACACAATTCCTGAGAAAACCATCTTGAATAGCATTTATGTATGGTTCAATATCGTACTCTTCTGCTTTAAGCTCTATACAATCAAAAGAACGATAGTATCCATCGTAGAAGTATACGTTATATGGAATAATAGCTGATAGAAAATCTTCTTTTGTCTCAAAAAGTTTTTTTACTGCCAGCAAAACCTTCTTCGTGATGCAGTAGTCCAGCAGCTATTAACCCTTTCATAACTTCTCCGAATTAGGGCAGTCTGTTCCGAATTGTGCAAACCATGTTAGATTGTGATAGTCTCTGCGTTCCCTACTAAGTATATGCTTCTCGCAATCTTTACACCAATAAATATGAGGATACCCTTGGCCAGCCCATCGATCGCAACACCCACAGTAGCAACAAGAACACTTCATCCAGTCTTTTTTACATTCTGGACAAGCATCTAGTTCTTCTACTTTAATTAGCATTAGTAGCTTGGTTTTATGTATGCTACTCCACACTCAGTACAGAATAATAAGTTTGGATATCCACCTTTCTTTTGTATTGTCCCGTTATAAATAAAGGTGGCATTTTCGCTTAAACGACTTAAATCTGCTGTAACAAGTAAGCATCTATCTCCTACTTCTTTAGTCATGTTTCACTCCTTCACGGCATGGTGTGAACTCACAGAACCAATGTCCACAATTTCGACAAGTTTCAAAGTTTTCTACATCCATAGGTATTAATCCGTTATTTCTATCCATTATTGCTTGTGGGAACTCAACACCTATTTGTTTAGCATGACGCCATTCAAAAAGATAAAGAGTGTGACGTAGGTGATGAAGCATAATTTCGTTCTCTTGGCATCTACGCTGATTCTGTAGATAAGTGATTCTATCAATTAGAACACGCAAGACTTCCTGACAATTAGTACCTTTAAAGGCAAACTCGTTACCTGGATACTTTTCTTTAGGATTGTTACGCATCACAAAGGTTATGTTTTCGACCTCTGTGCCGTCACCGTCATAGACATTTACTTCGTATGTGTGCCCTGCTAATCCTACCTTCATATTAACCACCATCCTGGTTCACAAGTATATGTTAGATTAGGCCAGAAATTCCCACTTCCTAGCCAGTAATAAAAGTCATGCCAACGTGATGTAAAGTAATCAAACAAAAGTGGACTAGTTAAAACTCTGCAAATCCATATTTCGATGTATCCCATTTAGTCACATTTGTTCCATCCGCAAGCTGGGCAATTTACACACCCCTCAGAGTATACCACAGGTTGACCACATTCCTGGCACTTTCTTTTGACACGTTTGGAATCAGGGCCTTCTGTCTCGTCTTTGTACTGATTCATAAGTGCTTGCTGCTCAGGTTCCAAGTGCTTGTTTAATTGAAATGCGATTGCATCTGGTATACTAAGTATTTGACGACCTTCAAACCACGCAGGACAACAAGATATTCCTCTTAATTGTTCTACAATTTTCATTGGATTAATACCAGACCTTAGAGAAAGAGAACACATTCTTGTGAGTGCATTGACTTGAGCCTCGTCGCAACTGCCAGTTTTACCAACTGTGGAAAAGATTTCGAATACCTGTTCTTCTATGCTGTTAACTGTGATGTAAATCTTTCCGTGACCAGTCTCTACACCCTCTGTATATCCATCTACTCTCTGTGGTCGTTTTTGAGTTATAGGGTTTACAGGTACATCTATTAAGAATGTAGACTGTGTATCTGTTTCACTTGTAGTACCAGATTTGGTTAGAATCTGTGTATCTTTGGAACCGTCTCGATATATTGTGACAGCTTTGCACTTCATTTCATAAGCGTGCCACATAGCTCTATTAACATCATCTGGAGAAACTCCAAAAGCCATGTTAATAGTTTTAGATACTCCATTAGTTATGAATTTTTGCCAAGCTGCTAAGTGCCTTACATGCCAGATGGCATCTATCTCATTAGCAGTTCTGTATAGCTTTCGCTCTTCTTCTGGTAGGAACTCAATAACGAACTTGTCGTCAAATGGTAGACTAGATTTTTGTCCAAATACTTGTTCAATTTCAATATTAAGGTCAGAGAGTCTAGCCTTTAAAACCTCTGGTATCTCTAGTAGAATAGCACCTGGCTTACCCTTTGACCAAAGTGCCTGACGTTCTGCGACCAGATATGGATAAGGCTCAATACCACTAGAAGCACCCAGGATAATAGATATAGTGCCAGTAGGAGCAATAGTAGTAACGTTACTATTCCGTGCGCCCGAGAGTGCATGTTGTTCCCTCACACGAGAGTTTTTGTATCCAGGAAAGTTTCCTTTTTCTTGTCCTAGCTTTTCGGATGCTTTCCATGCGTGTTCAGTAATAAATGCTGATAGTGTTTCAGCTAAATGAACTGCCTTATCTGACTCATATGGAATTCCTAGTATAACTAACAAGTCATGCCAACCCATTACACCAAGACCAATACGACGAGTCTCAATATTCAGTTCCTTTAACTTTGGAACCTCTGGAGGGAACTCGTTAATTGTGATAACGTTATCTAAGAACCGAATAGCTAAGTTAATTGTCTTACTTAGTTCTTCCCATTTAACTCCAATAGGATATCCGTCGTTATGATAGTCAGCGAATTTCATAAGATTAATACTACCTAAATTACAAGAACCATAATTCTCTAATGGTTCTTCACCGCATGGGTTAGTTGACATTATCTTACCAAGATAAGGGTTAGGCTCTGTTTCTCTAATTCGGTCAATAAATATACAGCCTGGGTCGCCAGTTTTCCAAGCAGAGTCGCAGATTTCTTCCCACAAGTTTCTTGCACTAATCTGCTCTACTACTGACTTTGACTTAGTTCTCGATATTAAATTCCAAGTCTCGTTCTTTCTGACTGCATCCATGAAAGCATCTGTAATCGCTACAGATATGTTAAAGTTAAAAAGAATATCAGTTGGGCCTTTACACTCATCTTTACAATGAATGAACTGTCTGATATCTGGATGGTCTACATTAAGGACGGCCATATGTGCGCCTTCTCTAAATACACCTTGGGTAATCCATTTAGATGATTCAGAGTAAATCTTCATGACTGCTACTGGCCCTAGAGCTTCGCCGTGAATAGTTCCAATGTGGGAGCCACGTTCTCTAATGGCATCGAATGAGCCACCGATACCTGCTCCATATTTTTCAGTTAACCCCCAATCATGCAAAACTTGGTAAATAGAATGAAGGTTATCTTCTGGACTTGCTACAACGCACGCCTGTAATCCACCTACAACCCCTTCTCTGCCAGCATTCCTAACTGTAGGAGAGTTAGGCATAAACTTTTGTGGTACAAATAATTCATTGTAAAAACGCTTGGCCCATGATTCTATAGTTTCAGGAGAATTAAAACCATCAGCAATCTTTTCTGCCATAGCTACAGCCATACACATAGACCATATACGTTCTTCTATTGTCTCTATAGGATTACCATTATCATCTTTAGTAAGATATCTACGTTCCCAAACTATTTGCGAGTTCTCTGTAAATGGAATTGGCTCTAACATGCTACTCCTTTTGCTTGATTCTCATTTTACGAAGTAAAGGCTTCTGTGGTTCAATGTCGTTTAATTCTACTTTATCAGGTCTATTACCTCTAACACTAGGATTACTATTCCTGTCAAAACGTACAGAGGTAATTTTGCTGGTGACTGTGGAGGGACGAAAGTAGCTCTGTCTACTAGGTTTACTCTATTAGAATTGATTGGCTTACTAACTTCTTCCATAGCTAATCTGGTGAATCGTAGTAAGTCTCTATAGGTTATTCCTCCATATCAAATCCTACTCTACAGTTAACCATAATCTGTTCAGCAGGAAAGTATATCTCAAACTCACTTGACACCTGACGACCTATGTTAAAGTTATATTCAACATTCAGTCTAAAGTCTTTTCAATTGTCCTTTGTTGAGGAACCTCATTAGGTAGCATTGATGTGACTTCTAGATTAAGAACTTGTTTGACATCATATTGAGTAGGTAGTGGAGCACAAGTGTACTGTTTTTCAAAGTCAGCCGCTAAAATATCCATCATTTGACTGTATGACTTATCCCATCAGGATTTATTCTTTCCCAATTATCCAACTTTTTGAATACCTTTATCTATAAATGTTCTGAATTTATCAGCGATACTAGGCCCGATACCTGGAATAGCAGAAAGTTGATTCCTGTCCATTATAAACAGATTAATTAAAGAGCCTGCATGGTCTATCATTGCTTCGGCTCTAGTAAATCCTATATTTAAGCCAGGTATGTCTGTTAACCACCAAATTTGATTCTCATGAGTAAAGTCTAGAGTGAAAATTGCCTCTGCCTTTCTAGGGCGAACCATTAACGATTTGTGAACCTCTCGTTGGAAGAATTCATTGTTCCACTGTTTGAGCAAATTGCAAGTGGCTTTCTGATTAGCGGCATACACCCATATAGTACCTGTAGCCAAACAAGCTGCTGTTATAAGATTAACTATATGTATGTAGTTGGTGTCGTTGAATCTCCCACCAGGCAATGTTACCTTTCCGTATCTATCTCTACCTAACCAATCTTCCATAAGAAAGATACGCACATCACCTTGTAGGTTACTAAGTTCCTCTGCAATATGTGTACCATCTGTTTTATTTCTAACTAAATCTTCTACCTGTGCTCTTGCAATATCTACAGTATAGTCTAGCTTAGACCATATCTTGTAATCAGGATATACCATGTTCTCATCTATATATGAAAACTCAGCACAGTCTCTTTTTATTTGCATAGGTTCTGAACCAGAGATAGCCATTAAAGGAATGGTAGCCATTATACAGTGTTCTCCATCGTCCCTCTAACCTCTTCAACTTCTTCATCAGGATTGGGAAATATGTAATGGTTGAGACAACTCATACAACGTGACTCTACGGGTATATCGTCTTTCTTGATAGTAACTGTAAAGATTGAATTGCATCTAGGACACCTGAAATCCAACCATTTAACTTGGTCAAAGTCCATGACTGAGTTTGGGTTGCCATCTACATACAAGTCTGGATGTGCCATGTTTAAGAATCTCCTAAAATGTAGTCTTGATGCGTGATATAAAGCTGACTTAAAGAATATAGACCTATAGACTCTAGCTAGCCAATGCCTTTTCTTTTCTATCTTCCTGTCTAATTTCTTTTTCCATTTAGTTATCGTGTTCTTCAAATGCCCACCTATTTTTACACCTCTTCTCCCACGATTCGTAATCTTGATAGTCTAGGTCGTCACCTTGTTCCTTTATCTGTTCTCTTAACTTTCCTAAGGAGAATGAAGTTATCTCAAGACGGTGACCAAACTCTATTTGTTCTACATGCTCGAATGTACAATCTAACATGTAGCCTCTGTCCTTTTCATCATCCTCTTGTTTACGTCTAAGTTGAAAGTTACCGTAGTCGTCAAAGATTACATGTAACCTAGAGGCAACAGGTCCTCTATTAGCACGTATAAGATTTCTGAGCCAAATCTTAAGTTCGTAAGCCATTAGACTAACTCTGGTAAGAACCCCTTTTCGTCATGCTTCCATTTAATACGTCTAAAGCTAGGGTCGTTAAGATTCATTTCCGTTAGTAAGTCTGGAAATGTCATATCTTCAAACGTTCCCTTGATTCGGAAACGAGTCTTTGATTCACTGTTAAATTCAGTAAACTTTGTGTCTACATGAATGTTAGAACCAGCACCGCGTCTTTCCATGATTCCGTGTAACGAAAACTGTGTTGATAAGATATGTGCCATCTTACCATCAACCATTAACGATTGAATCTGTGCTCTATCTTGTTTTTCTTTCCACAGTTCAGATGGCTTATCCTTGAGTGCTGCGATGCACGTAAAGATTACATGCTTCTTCAACGACAGGATACTTTCATTTAATACTCTAAGTCGTTTATAGAACCTGTTGTAATCCCTAAGCTCTAAAATCTCAAGGTCATGTGGTGTTCTTTGTGGTAATGTCTTTGCGTATTCTAGAATCGCATCATATAAGATTTCACACATCTTATTATAAGCATCTAACGCTATGACATCGTATTGGTCAGCACCAGACGAATGTAAGAACTTAACTAAGTACTCTAATTCTTGAATCGACTTTGGCCTGACAATATCATATCCAACCTTCATATCTATTAGAGTATCTTCACCAAATGGGTCGAACTCTATGACTAAAAGATTAGGAACAGGAATATTACCTTCACCATTATCATCTAGTATTTGCTTTGCTGTTGTTCCAAAGAACGTAGTCTTACCTTGTCCACCTGGCGCAGATAACAGAATATGTATAAACCTGGAGCGTTGTGCAATGCCTTCAATTTTATACTCCGCCTTAATGTTATCTGGTATTGGTACAATAGCTCTCTTTTTAACTACCACAGGCTTTGGTGTTGTTGTCATTTGCCTACTCTACTTCAATTACACATGGATGTGGAAATGATGATACCAAGTCTTTGATTTGCTTTTGTATTTCTGGTGACGCCGCATTTTTACAATCTTCGCATAATGCTACTGACTCCAATCCCTTCTTACCTCTGTTGAAAAAGAAGAACTTAGCTGGTCTACTGCATATTTGCTTGGACACCTTCATTCTCCCAATCCATTTCTTCTATATCCTCGTAGTACAGTTCTAGGACTGTCTCCCAATCGTCGCCCTTTCTTAGTGCTGTACTGACAGGTTCATAAGTACATCTGTTGCAATCAAAGTCTTGTGTACGTTGCTGTAACAAGTGAGGTTGCTGTCTTAGTATGTAATGTTCTTGTGCTGTGTCCATATAGGATGAAATAGCATAGTCAATTTCTTCATCACTATACATCATCCACATTCTGAATATAAGTCCCTCTGGTGAATCGAGTTTCTTGTTGAGGCCATTAACAAGAGTACCTTTGAAACGTTCACCATAGAGCCAGCGGCCAAAGATACTATAGTCGAGCAATTGCTCATCAAGGCGATAGTGTTCTTCAAACTTCTCTTTGTTGAACGCTGTAGTCTTGTGGTCAACAAAGTATATATCACCACCCATATCAATTGTGAGGTCAATCTTTCCAGCCAGAATAAAGAAAGCATTACTTGGTATGTTCTCTTTAGAAGTGACAGCATCGCAAATAATCTGTCCATCTTCGTCTAAACATAGATAAAAAGGACGCTCAGTTTCAAGAACTTCAAAGTGTTCATTAGCCTGAGTTATTAAATGGTAGTTATAAAGCATTTGACTACCAATCTTTGTCCATGTTGATAATTCTTGTTCGAGTTGTGACCTATCATCTGGTACAGGTACATCCATCGCTAACTCAAAGACCTGACGTAAATCGTCAAACTCCATTTTACGTTTGCGATTGTAGTACACATCTAGAGCAGTATGAAAAGCTGTACCGAATATCAAATTGATATCAGTTTCAACTTTTCTCTTTCGTCGGTCATAATGTAGGTATGCTTTGAACCTACAACGATTTATAGTCTTTTTTCTGTGATGGGATAGAATTAAGATATCTTCCATTTTTAACCATCTTGTCAATATCTGCGTTGGTCTTTAGTCCAATGCTCATCCTGAATCTATCTCTAACTGTATCGACACAACTTCTATGTAAGTCGAATTTAAGGTTAACAGCTAGTTCATACTCGTTAATGATGTTGTCTTGCTCACTAACCCAACCACACTTATCACAAATTGTCAACTCAACATAGTTATCAGATTTGGTCTATGTGAGTTTGGAGCTACTTGTTCCTTGGTATTGATATCGAACCAGAGTTTCATTACTTAGGCTCCTTGATATCAATACGTATAACGTTACTTCCAATACGATAGATGGACAAGTTCTTTGGTTTCTGTTCTTCATCGAACGTAGTACATTCTGTTTTTGGAAGGTCAGGAAATTCTTTGAGTGTAAATAATCCTCTTAAAATATCTTGTTCAAGCTGGCTTGAGGTTTCCATCGTCACTCTCCTACTATAGTCATTGGTAGCTTGGCTCTTAGTACACCTGGAAAGAAATACTCTGCTTCATCTTCTGTTTCATAGATTGGACAGTATCCAAAGTGTATGCCATATAGTACGATAGATACAAGTCCAACTCTATCTGGTGCATCCTCATCCCATCGCTTTTCGTGTCCACGTAGCATAGCGAATACTAGCCACATTAAAAGACTCGTAGTGGCCCGAGTACAGGAAGCATCATTTCAGGCTCCCATGTTAATTTCTCAAAGTCAGAACTGATAACCTGTTTATATGCACCTTCGTACTGACCAGGATTCTTGACCTCGATAAAAGCTATCTGTGCCAGTCTCATACCTGGTGATATAGCTATGTGATTCTTACTGTTGTTAGTTAACTCTAATGTCCAGTGGTTAACATATCCAACATCACCAAATCCAGCAGAAGCACAAATATCAATACCTGACCTTGCAATAGTAGAACGTGCTTTTAACAACGTCCCATATTTATATGAACCTATGACCTCGTTGGTATGTGCAAGTAAAATAGAGTGTGGCGGCATTATTACCACTCCATCTTTAGCAATCTTTCTAGGTTTGTTCCACAGTAGCTCTGTACTTTCTGCCACTGATAATAGAACTATTGAGTTACTGTGTCTTGGTTCAATTACCCATTGTCCCATACGAACATCGTAAGAGTTAGGATTGACCTGTTCATCGTTGTAAGGTTCAATAAGCAATTTCCTAGCCGCATATTGCTTCTTGATTTCCTCTCCACCTAGCATTGCCATATTAATCTCCTATGCTTTCACCTAAATTGATTCTAGGGGGTCAGAATCCCTAACCTGGCCCTGACTACCTGAAACGGGAAACAATGCCCGTAAAAACGATTCTGTGGCCCTGATTCTATACCTGAACGCCTGGCCCTAGCTGCCTCGCCATACCCTACCATACATCTTGCGCCAAAGCAACGGGAACCAACCAATATCACCAGGATACTTACAACATAATCTGTAACATCTATAAGAGTACCATGTTTCATCTTCGTTCTCTCTTTTTATTTGGACTTCAACAACTGGTTGATGTAACACAAAAGCACAAAAAAGTCTACGTAACATGTTTAATTATCTCCTTGTCTGGTCTGCCCTTCCATTCTTCCTCAGGCCAGTTAAAGGGAGTATGTGTTCTAATTTGTTCTTCTTTAGGTAAGTCAGAGAAACTATCATCGTCAATAACTATGTCTCCCTCTTGAACCATGTGAAAATTACTTTTGTTTTTGTGAGCAAAGGCATACGCCATATCCCACAAGTGTAATTTTGTGGCACATTCTTTAGCGTATTCTGCACCACCAGACCAGAAGATTATTTCATCTTCTGAATGGTCTTTCTTGTGAATCATGAGTGCGCCAATTAACCGATAGTTCGGAGTAAAAGGAATACCAGTCCACATACCATATGGAGTTTTCTGCTCCTTAGTATGATAGAGTAACAACGTATCGTCACAGTCTACAAAGATTCTCATTAGTCGTATGTCTCGCTTATTGAGTGTTCGCACAAAGGCATCCTGCAATACCACTCTATCCTGTTCCAAAGCTTAAACTTTTGTGCATCCAATACGGATGGTCACATTCATAGCATTTACGGAGACTATACAAGAACTCCAGAAAACCAAACCAGTACTTATACCAGCCAGTTAGATCTCTCACAGCATCATCACGCTTTGACTGAATGTGCCAATCATTCTAGCTACATAGTCTCTTTCTCCGTCGTCGGGTAACTCGTAGCCAATTGACTTAAGTCCTAATTTCTTAGCTGCCATGAGAGTAGAACCACTACCTGCGTATGGGTCAAGAATTACAGGGTCTTTCTTTCCTTCACAGAGGCAGTTAATCATATCCTGAAGAAGTGCATCAGGCTTTTGAATTGGATGCCACCTATCTTTAGGTGCTGACCTCTGGTATCGAAATACATTAGACCGACGCTTAGAGTGCATCAAATATCTGCCTTTTGTACAGTACATGATTTGTTCTACTACTTCATAGAACTTAGCATCTAAGTCACCAATACCACCAGCGGAATCACTTTTATCCCAATAGAGAAGCTGTAACATTCTGAACTTAGCTTCTTCTACATACTTCTCCCACTCTGGCTCTACTAACCAAGATGTAAACAACATCATAGCACCAGGGGTCTTGAGTACTCTATAACATTCCGTAAGGAACTCAGGAACCCAAGCAAGGTTATCATCGTCTGCTATCTTAGCAAACAATGGAGTAGCAACTCGAGTATGTGATTGATACTTAACTCCGTATGGTGGGTCACAGACAATCACATCTATAGAGTTATTTGCTATATCAGGCATCATGTGGTCTGTACGAGTTAACAGAGTTATATAATCGTCTTTGTAAGCCTGTTCACTCATTCAGTCCTCTCTGCACCGAAATGAATTCATCAATTTGGTTATGAAGATAAGCTAGAGTTCCTGTGTTATCTAAGTGTAAATCAGGAAACATATTATCTAGTGCTGTTTCACTGACATGAGTTCTATCCAACTCTTGTTTGAGCTTTTCTCTATTTGTCTGTAAGATAACTCCACCTTCATTTCTAATCCAATTGAGTTCGTTGGGAAATCTTACATCATCTATTACCCAATCCCTCGCAGATGAGAAAACACCATCTAAATGTTTACTAGTGTTAATTCTTCTAGCTACAGACATGACCCAAGCATCAGGATGAATAGTTCGAGTTACTTCAGTTTCTAACTGTTGAAGAATATGTCGAGAGTAATACCTAGTCTTTTATCCAACACATCTTTCTTTTTACCAAGCACTGTTCATGTGTTAAGTTAAAGATAAGTTGTGCTGTTACCTTTAGTGTCTCTGCAAATGCTGTTCTTCTAAATCCGTGTTCATCAACAAGTCTTTCTGCTGTAATTGACTTTCCTGAACGAGCCTTACCCATGACTCCAATTAACAATTAGAACCCCACATCCCTGTATTCCTTGATTTGGTTAAAGCGATTAAGTACATGTCTAACCCAATCCTGGTTCTTACTAGTAAAAAGTGCAACGTCTTTTGCGCTATGTCCTGCCTGAAATAACATAAGCATTGGACGATGAAAGTTTAGAAACGCTTGGTCTGCCTGCCAGATATCTTTCTTATAATCTGATGTTAAAGTTTCTTCAGGCAAATAAGCATACACAATCTTTCCACACTGTATGCACCTTTTCTCATCATCTGCTTCTCCATTAGTTAAGTCACCTTTGCACTTTGGACAGGCTCCTAGATGAAATACCATCGTAGCTTGCATCCTTACACCTTCGTATTTTTAGTGTTGTACCAAGGTAAGTCGTTAACCATTTCTACTTGATAGTTAGCAAACAGAGCAGGCTAACGTTTGGAAGCTATCTGTCCTATCTGTCCAAAGACAAAGCGAATCTCTTCTTCAGCAGATGGGTGTGTACGCATTTCTAATACAGCGCGAAGTGTTCGTATGTTGCAAGACCATCCTATCTTAGTTGCCATACCTATAGGTAGGAATCTACGAGCAGCAGACGTATACATCTTCTTTTTATCAAAAGGAAGGTCGTTAAACAATCTTTCCAATTCGTCTTTTCCTTCTTTAGTAGAAGAATAATTAGTATCCATGCCGTATTCCTTGATAGCTGCCCAGAGTAAAACCTCTCTGTATGTAACCTCGGAATATCTAAAGAAATCTTCGAACATGAGTTCTATTCCAATGATATCTTGGAAACAAGGTGGAATCCAGTAACCAAGGTCATTAGCTCTAACGAACCGTAATGACTCTTGACTAATAGCTGTGCCTGCGCGATGTCTGACCACCTCATGTGTGAATACACGAGATACATCTACTATTTGAAAGTTAATAAATCCGTGCTCAAGAACAGAGCCATGACGTACATTGATTATGTTTTTAATATATGACTCATTTCCCTCTCTAACTCTATTGATGTTATCGTTCAAGTCTGTACCAAAGGATAGATAGCAAGCACGACCATCTACTTCAATGATTTCAGATTTCTCTGTCTTGCCTGCGTATACCCTTAAGGTACCTCTCTGAGCCTTGTCTCCGTAACCACCATCACCTGTTTTAGAGCCAGGACTCCAAGACCGAAAGTTATCTTAGAATCCATTGGAACTCAAAGTTTGAACTTCTTATTATTGTCCTTGAATACTAGAAGTTCGCGTTTGCCTTCTTTGTTGTCATTACTCATCTTCTTCCTCTTCTTGTTCAGTGTTGGATTTGCCTTTCTTTCGTTTCAAGCTGATATCTATCATATCACCTTTCTTGACTGCTTTTTCAAGCATTTCCTCAAACTTCTTTCCGTATTTAGCCACCCCCCTTAATATTCTCATATCGTATTTTTCTGGTGTTGTGACTGTCTCAGTCTTTTCAGGAGTGTGTCCCATATCGACCATTTCTTCAGGACTGAAATTCTCTTTCAGAACACTACTGACGTATGCAAAGTCATACTCAGATTTCCTGTACTTAGCTTTAACCTCAATCTCAGGATGGGGTAGCATAGTACCACCATCTTTCAGTAGATGTTTTCTAAGTATAAACTTAGCTGCACCCATTCTGTACTGTAGGGTATCTACCTCGTCTTGGTCGTTCATTGCTAACTCAATTAATTGCTCTCTTGACATAGAGTTTAATCGAGCGTTAAGAACTTCCTTTTCTGCTGGCGTAGAGCTTTGTGTTACCATTACAGTTTTGTTAATTCCTCCTCGCTTACTAAGAATAGGACTAGCTCAATATTACCATCAACATCTCTCTTTTTAGAGTTTACCTCACCTTGTACTAGAATGTTATATTTTTTGAATTCTTCTGGAATGTCAATTTCTATTGCACAGTTAGGACACTCTATTTCAGAATCTGAGTAATCAAATACCCTGTGTGCAAGAACGCAGGTATTATTCCACTTTAAACAAAGTGCATTACTATTGTAAGTAAAGCCACATTTATGTTCAAAGATAGGACGGTCAGATATATTAAAGATGTACTTTTGACCCAGAACTACGGAGTCGTTCGAGGTAGAGTTTCCGTTTTCGCTCATTGATAACACTCCAGTCGATGAATTGATATACAGTGTCTTGTTGGTGTATTAACCAACACTCTCTGTTCAATTCGTAATGTTGTCGGATTCGTATATTAAAGATTTCAAGTTCAGTGACAATATGAGGTAGGTCAGTTAACTTTTTATCTAATTTAACGTGCCCACAAAGACTTGTTAGTTGCTCAATCATTGCCAGTTTATATACGAGATAGGTTTACCTGTTAAATTAGCATATGCTATCTCATCTTGAACTCCTTTAGATTCTTTCCAACCTTCCATCATAAGGACTTCAACTCTGTCTGACTTGTCAATCATTATGTGGTCCATACTTTCCCAAAACTCATGACCAGTTGGCAGACTATAATGTTGAGCCATTTCGTGACAGTGAAGGATAGGAGAATAAAACATGACTGTCTTGTTATTTCCGTCAGCATAGAGCTTGGCTATGTATTCCTCAACTCTATCGACACGCTCCTCACGGTGCATTAGGTTCTCAAAGCTTTCAGTGAACTCACTGGAATATGGTGAAGCTATGTAGACTAACATTAGTTCTCCTGCATGATTTCAAGAATATCACGAAGGTCGTCTAGACCAATTGCAACGTAGTCAGCCATCTTGTACATAAGCTCAGCTTCTACGAATGTGAGTTTATCTAACAGAATGATAGTTCTTTTACCTGAGCCTACCGCGAAACCTAACTCAAGGTGGGCAGACTTTCCACATTCTAGAACCATCACACAAATATCACAACCTTTTAGAGCAGTCATATCTGCCTGAAAGCTTGTAGACATTAATTCGTTACCCTCAAGTTCTGCTGTAAAGTCTTCGGCAGTCCAGTACTTCCAATCAGGAGAAACATCTTTCCAATTGAATGTTTCCTTTTCTTTAAAGTCATAGACTTCATATGCCTCTATGCCTTTAATGAATTGGACTACCTCTTGTTGTTTTTCCTCTTTCCATGAGGATGCTACGAATACTTTAGTCATTTTCTCTACCTATGTAGTCCTTGTAGTTAAGATAAGTAACATAATCGTCACCCATCTCTTTTGCTCCAGGGATGGTGTTACCTTTATTTGAATTGCATCGGAAACAAGCTACTACGACATTGCCTGTTCCGTAATGGTCGTAGCCTTTAGGAAAGAAACACTTAGGAACAAAGTGGTCAACAGTTAATGAATCAGGTCTTAAGTGTTCTCTATCTAATCGCTCTCTATTTAATGGTATGTCACAATAGTAACATAAACCTTTTTGTCGCTCGAATAGAATGTCCTTCCAACTACGATGATTTACTTCTTCACTTTTACTTGGCACCTCTACTCCTTTAATTAATTACAAGCTGGCCGTGGATTTGCACCACGGATGGGCCATACGTATTACAAGGGAACTGGAGCTTAAGCCAGAATCTTCTGTAAGTCCCACTATTGTATGATTAAAGTCGCGTCTACCTATTCCGCCACCAGCTTGGTTTAGACTCTGCGGGTGATTCACTCACAGTATGCTCACCTCCAATATAGTGTTGGTTCACTGGCTCGCCCCCACCAGAATCCAGAGACTTAGCCCACTAATCCACAAATACAGCTATAGCTATACCTGCCTCTGGCCCACGGGATAAGTTATGCAGATTGAGTTACACGCTCGTATGACCCATCTGCTCCTTCAACAAGAAGGCCGGCTTCCATCATATCGTCAAATATGTTGCCGTTATTAACACCGTTGGCGATATCATTGTTAGCCATAAGTTGGTCAACAGCTTTCGCTGCTGTGACTGCTGCTCGATGCTTCTTACCGTGTACAATGCTTAAAAACACATCGTAGTCAGAGCCTTCTGAGGTGTCAATGGTATCAAGAACTTCCTCGGCAGCTTCTGCTGGAGCGACTCCATTCTTGGAAGCGGCAGGTGGGTTAATGTTGGTTGCGCTCTCGATAACCGCCAAGCCCATTGCCTCTTCTTTAGACTGACCTTCGACATAAACAGCCATCGGTTGCCACCAAATCTTTTCGTACTGAGAGTTAGGGTTCTCAATGGTTTCCTTAATCCAGCAACGCAGACCAAGGAAGTCTTCTGGCTTTCGACCTTTAATACCAATTTTGTCGAACGCCATAATCTGCTTGGAGTACGTTTGCCTTGCTCTAGCAGTTTGAGTGGCATCCTTGTCAGGGATTCTGTGTCCTGAGCGATAAACCATATCTGATTCACGGTCAAGACGTTTCCACTCCATATTCCACACATTATTAACGAACGTGCTTCCATCATCCCGACTTGTTCCAGTTCGGGTTGTAAAGATGGAAAGGATTGACTCCGCAGGCATAATTGATTCTTCCTCAATTTGAGCCTGTAGGATTCCTACATCCAAATCGAAGTCTAGGTCAATAGATGTTTGCTGTTGAAAGTTACTGGTCATTACCTTTTCCTTTTATCTTAGTCTTAGTACAGTTGCTATGCCAGGAGCAGTATGTTCTACTTTCCACTCTCCTTTAGCCTGTCGTTTCAACAATGATGTATAATGCGTTAAAGTACAACGTTGTCCTTGTCCAGTGCATTGAAACTCTGTATGGTCAAACTTAACAGCAGAGCCAATATCCATTGTACACAACGCTTCCTTGAAACGAGATGCCTTGCTTTGTTTTCCACCATTCTTGATATGCTCTTTAAGCATTTGTGTCGCCTTAGATTTTTCTGTTGGTGTCAGTCTAGCTTCAATTGTGAACCTCCTCCCTTCTCTATTAGCCAGTCATTATACGGTATTGTACGCCCTTTCTCATTTATGAACAGAGCGTCTAAGAAGCCAGTTAACTGCTCGAATACGGTTTTCCATCTGTTAATTAGGTTCATAAGAGATGTATCAAGAATGTATGTAATGCCTGAATCATCCTCTGCTCTCATGATACGACCATATGCTTGAATCATGTTAACGATAGCATTGGTGGCGTACCAAGCATTATCATTCTCCATACGTGCCTTGATTTGTTTATTACCTAAGTCACCATATGGAATCTTAGCTATCACTTGCCAACGGCACTGGTTATACGGAAGGTCGACACCTTCAGTGAACGACGGAGACATTAGAACTGCATTTGTGTTGTTAGCTCTGAATTGGTCTAATATCTTTTCCCTATCACCTGCTTCTTTATGAGTGATGATTCTATCAGCGTACTTAGTTCCTGATAGGATAGCCTCACCAATTCTGTAGTTAACAGTATGTATAATACCTTTTTCATTCTGGTGACGTTCCATAAGGTTATCAATTACTGCAATTAACTTTTTCTGTTCCATTGCAGGGTCAGAAGCAGAACGAGCTAGGTTAGCCGCTGGAATCCAAATGACCGGACGGTTGGCTACATTGAATGTTGGAAAGAGTTGAATATACTCGTAATCGAATAAACCTAAGCTTTCCATTATATTCCGTGGTAGAGTTGCAGACATCAAAACAACTTTCTGAGCGTGTCTTAATAATATCTGCTCTAGGTATTTAGCAACCCATACTGGTTTGAGGATAACTGCATATTTATCTTCCTCAATTATCCATGTATCGTCTACCATTGAAAACTTTTCGAGATTATTGCAAGCTGCTTTCAACCGTATAGCACGAGCAGTTATAATGTCATTGCGTGGGTCTAGTTCTAACTCCTCTAAGCATTGGTTCAGTTCTGCTTCCATTGTACCAAATGCTTTTTCTGCCCATTGCATTAAGTTAGGAATGTTACGGTATTCACCTTTAGGTATATCCTGACCTTCATCGCTAAATCGTTCAAAGGATAAGCGAATTTCAATGAACTGCTGGAGTGTTGTTTCTAGTTTGTGAGCCTCATCTATAAATAGAATATCTACATCTGAGAACTCACCACCAAAATTAGCTTCATGCAGGAAATAATGAATGTTCATAGATGCTAATTGAGCGGCGGAAGCTTCACGCTTTTGGTCGTAATACTGACAACCACCACGCTTGTACATACATTTCATTCCAGCTACACAAGGAGCAGTATCGGCACCTTTCTCTGGCATAATTTCACATGGAAAATTGCCACGCCCTTTAACTGTCCTTAACCCTACTGTCCTGAAGTCCTCGTAATATTGTTCACCTAACTGCTTAGTACCAACCAGAATAATACCTCTGTCGCCTGCTACCATTACTGTACCTGAAGCAGAGACAGATTTACCAAATCCAGTAGGAGCATGTACTCCGACTATAGACTTGTCAGAACGGTATATTTGTTCTATTACTTCAAACTGATTGGTTCGCCATGACTTATAAAGGCCAGGAACAATGACTGCTAACTTATCCCTGAGTTCCTCTGTTGACATTAACTTATGGAATACAGCCTCTGCTACCGCAGCCTCAGTTTCCTTATCCACTTCATCGTTATCTGAAACCATTGTACTCCAAGGGGCTTCCCGTTTTTTAGACAGCTTTTCCGTATTCAGGACATTATACCATGAACCTTGTGTAATGTCAATACATGCCTGGATATTATTTGATAGGCTTCCTGGAAGCAAGTTCCTTAGTTATTTCCCTTACATGCCTTCTTTCCTTGGGTGACAATCCAGTTAACTCTTTGATTTCTTTTAATAGTTCTAGTTCTTTAACTAAGACTGCTGATGTTAATTGTCTCCATACTGTAGGCATTTAGTACCCCATTGTAGTAAGGTATGAATTTTTGATATCTTCACCTGTTATGTGCATCATTGCATCCAATGAGCCTGGTAGTAAACTGTACACCCCCAACAACCGAATGACCAGCAACCAAAGTAGAAGCCAAAGACTACATACTCAGTTGCTAGTAAGGCTCCTATAATACTTGGGAAAGCCCATTTGCTCATATGAAACCTCACGTATATTATTTAGGATGCGTATAATCAAATTTCAGGGGTCTGTTATCCTGTGAACGTTCCCAGGTTCATGTAATCAGACTCAACTGTACTAAATTCGTTTACAGGACGCTCATCGGCTATTATCATGGTGTGTCTACATATCAAGCAATGTGCGCGAGCCTCTGGAACTTGTTTAGATATGATACCTTTCTCCCAAGCGTCCCAAATATTATTTAATGCTCCATCTACATACATAGGGCCATGACCATTAGGACATAAAGGTATTTCTTCTTTATTAAAAATTATTGGTTTACTCATTTTCGCCTATTAACCTTAAGTGTTAAGATTCCACTAAAGGGACGTTCGTAAAAAAATGTAAAAAGAAAAAAACTACAGCAGACTTGTGGCGTCGAAGCTCCACTTCATTCCATCTGTCTGAGGTTCCTTAATCATTTCCTCTCTGACACGCTTCATGAATAAGTCAATATCGACTCCAGATGGAACAGAATATGTTTTGATGAGCACCTTGGTATTGTTACCAATGTTGTCTGACTTCTTACGCCAGTTGAAATTTACGAAGATAATTAGTTGCTGGCTCTCGTGCATATACTGTATGTTGCCTACGAGTATACGCTCACCAATTTTGACAAAGATACGTCTACCAAAGACCTTTGCATTGCGATTGTTAAAGAGAGGTGGTGGATACCTACCCTCTCTAATATCTTCTGTAATGTCTACTAGAACCATTATCTTTTTATTCCACACAATTTAACGTGTTCTTTATGTTCTTGGTATGGTATCTGTTTACCATATGCTACACAAAGCCATGTACTCATTACTGTGGACTCACTTGTATATTCATAGCAGCAACTACTTCTAATGCTGCCTCATACTTACACTGGAAGCAAGTCTGACCTGGAGTATGTACGTGGTTACTTGTATCTGGCACATCAGGTTTTGAGATTTCTTCTTCCTCGTCTCTAGGAGGAACATGAGAGTCAGGGTCTTTCCTATCTATATTCCTAAGACCATAATTCTCTTTACTAGCTTGACCTTTATACTTCTTATTTTCAGGGTTATTAACGCAGTACCTTATGTGTTTGTTAATCTTGAATCTTTCTTGTTGTAGACCACACCTAAAAGGACATTCTATTATCACTAATGATTCTGGCTTTCATACATATGGCCCTTTTGGTTGTCGTAACACTTTAATCCTCTCTCTTAGTATCTGGAGTCCTTAAATGTGAGCCTGGAACAGGACGATCACTTTGGACAGACCTTATATCATCTGGTCTTTCATCTTGTTCTTCACCCTCACCCAGTTCCATCTTATCTGTGTTCTTCTTTCCTAAAGGCCCCCACTTCCTTTCTATATCAAGAGGCTCTCTATCTATTCTGTCTTGCTCCTAATTAAGAGGACTATTGTGATGATGATATACTTCTACTGTAGCACCGATTCTATGAGGAGGTCTAAGGTCTTTTAGACTCACAATCTGCGGTGTTCGTTCAAACCTTGAAATCTCGAACGTAATGAAATCTGTACCAAGTCTAAGACATACCTGTTTTACCATCACTCCATATTCTGATAATAACACAAGTCTCCTTGCTTCCATATGATTGGTAAGAGTGTTGTCATACTACTTATCTAACATGTAGTGGTCGCAGCATAACTTACAAATATTACTATGAACTAATAAGCGACACCCTTTTACTTTACACTTTATATTTTACTCATCCTCTATTATTTTCTTACAGTCTGCACAGAACGTTGCAAGTAGTGGCCCCAAGTCCTCCTCTATTCTTTTAGCTAAGTCCTCACCTTGAGTTAGCGTTAACTCACTTAGACAGACAGTTAACATATACCTCATACCTTCAAGAAAACCTAGGTTCTTTCGTAGAATCTCTTCTTTCTTGGAGTTACGACGCCAGTATGAATCAAGTGCTTGATGTACTTCTATTAACCAATCCTTTACACCTTTGATAGAAGGCAAGAAATCCTCATCAAACAATATGAGGATATCATCTTTTAATCTATTAGGTAAGACTTCTTCTACAGGTATTCTTACCTCAATATCCATACGCATTTGCCTTCCCATCCGATGCTGACCACGGCTTGATACGTTCTTCGACACTGGTTCTTGGACAACTGTTTTAGGTTCCTCTGGAGTTGAAGTCATTTCCCCTCATTGTACAGTTCTCAGGCTAAATTTAAGGGGGAGCAGTCATGCGTCCACTCCCCCAAAACGAAGGGTCAGGTAGGCAACACCGACCCTTTTTACTCTTAATCTTGGTCTTTCTCTATAGTGTGTTCCTTACCACGGAGATAAGATATGATGGCCTTACGGTTTTGTTGGTTTCCAACAGTGTCAGTATGCAAAGTATCCCGAGCATTCTTTGCTGATGGATACTCTTTACCGTCCACTACTAATGGACGACCACCGCGAGGCCCACCACCATCTCCACCTTCTCTAGGTTTTGGAGTGGGAGCGACAAACGTACTAGTTTCTTTCTCGAACATGACACGAATGGCGATATCCTCATCAATTGTGCCAAGCTTCTCACGCAGGTCTTTGGTCATGTGCTTGTTCAGAATATCAGCAGTAGCCTCAGCCAAGACTTTCTTCTGACTCGGTGGACGACCTGGCCTTACAGCTTTTAGAACTTGACGTGCTTCCTTGGTGCTAGCCGTCATTTTGTCGAGGAACGCTTGCATTTCCTCTGGAGTCTGAAAGGTGTTGTCACCTATCTTCCGTGGAAAACTAATGTCAATAGGCTTCTCCTCAACAGGAGCTTTGGCGGTTGCTACAGAGCTATCTTGCTCTTGGGCTTCATCCTGGGGTTCTTGGTCAGTACTCATGATTTTTCCTTTAATCTTAATTTGGTCCTTCCAGAATTAGCTGAATAGTGTTGCCTTTTATTTCACTTCTCCTCCCATCAACTTAAAGTGTTGGATGATGTTGGATTCTATTTTCGCGTGCTGTTAACCTAACATCTATAGAATAACATAGCTCCCTACAAACCGTCAAGCGTTTTGTGGTGAATAATCGGTATTATTCGACAATCCATCTATAGAGGTTAACCTATATTCTGTATCGTAATATCTTCCTTAGTAGTGTGTTGATGTTTGTGTCCGGTTTCTGTAACATCGCCTAAGTTCGTTAGAAGGAACTTAGCTACGTCCTCAATCCTTTCATTGGGGCCAAGACCAGAACCTTGTACCTCAATACTCCCATTATCTCCGATTGTGATTTCAATTACTTTAGCCATTAGCGGTCTAACTCCTCGTCTACTGGTAACTCAACAGGCCACTCATCCAAGAAACCTAAGTTTGGTAGACTCCAAATAATGATGTTCTTTCCTTTCTCTCCCCATTCTGCTTGAACTTGTTCAGGGGTTGTTAATGTAGAAAGAACTATACTCTCCTTAGACCATTTAGTATCATCTGGAGCATCTTGTATTAAAACTAAGAATGGCATTATTCACTCACCCTCAATTTGATTTTTCCATCTTCTGCTTTGACCTGCTCAAACTTCCAACCATTCCTCATAGCAGCAACCTTGACTTGTTGAATCGTGTAGTTCTTAACAGTCTCCTTAAAATATTGATTAGCACCTTTCATTATCTCTGCTTCAGTAGCAGTAGCCACAGCGACACCATTCTTTAATATGGTGATAATTTCAGGGCTTTGTTTCAACAGTTCTAACCCTAGCTTATTAGCTTCTGCTTGTAGTTTCTCAAAGTCTGTTAACCTTAGTTCTCCTCGCATCCAACAAGGCATTACTTAACCTCCAATAATTCTAATTTAACTAACTTGCAAACTAAACCAACGTTTGTTTCTACGTCGAATTTTAATTGTAAGAGCTTAAGTCTATACACTATATTATCATAACTACGATTGACTATCTCTGTAATTTCTTGTGGAGTCCAATCGTTACATAACTGCTCTAATATCTCTTTGTCGATATCGCTTATTACTTGGTCAATCATAACTTATAACCTAAACTTTCGTTTGTATTCTCCAGTTGAAGTTGTTATATCTGTAAGGTCTCCTGCCTCTGCCATGATAGCCTGGAGTGTTCCCTTAAATGGAGCCATCACTAAAGCATTATCTCTATCAAAGTTACCAGGAACGTTCCGTTCTAAATCAGAGAGCATGTCCTCTACTTGAGGGTCACCAATAAAATTCATGGAACGTAAGCGTTTGATAGTCTCACGAGTCCTTTCCAGAGTTGATTCACGTATCACTTTTCCTTTCTCTAATGAGTCGTTCATGTTCTTGCATACTAAACCAATTTCCTTTCTCATTGCCATACCAACGCGGTCAACCCAACCCTCTAATTGGCTGTTAACCTTATCTTGACTTTCAGTAAAGAGTTTCTGTAGCCTTTCTCTTTCTGAGTCAGATAAGAATTCAGCTTTTATTTCCTTTGGCATGGACATTTCAAATAACTTCCAACTGAAGTAGAACTTACCTCTAATTTCCATTGTGTCTGGATATTTTTTATTCAGTTTAAGAGCGTACTTAGGATATCTATTCATAAACGACAACTTGTTATCATCATAGTAAAAGACAAACTGTTCTACGAAAGCGTAAAATGCTTTCTGTAGCTTAGTTAACTCTTCTACTAACTGAGGTAGTGTGGCAAAGGGAACAAACCTCACAGTAGATATCATAAAAGGGAAGCACAGGTCGTCAACCAACGTCCTTGCCCTGGACTCTATAACAGAGAAGTCTTTGAACGCCTCTGGGTTAAGTATCCGTTTAGTTCCAAGCTTAAAGATAGCAGGCAGTTCACCTTCCTCTTTATCTATATCCTCAAGCTCTAACTTAGTCCAACCTTTCCACCAATGGATGTCAATATCAAATAACACCCCATCAACAAAGATACTCTTTTCTTTGTCCCTAACTGGTGCGTGTGTTGTCTCAACCATTATTCATCCTCTCTTAATAAGATACCTTTTTCGATTAACTCATTGACTCGGCTGTCAGGTTGCTCATTACTATTACTCTGCAAATAGAGCAATAATCTTGAACTCCTTTCTCGTGAATGTAATCATTCTCGCATTCACAATCCCAATACTTTGGATGTGTTTCTACATCATTCATTCTTATTTCTATTCCTTTTTAACTTCTTTCGATGTCGCTTGGCACGTAGTTGTTCTTGTGTTAAGAACTTGCGTTTTCGTTTTGGGTCAACCTTCAACAAAGTATTACCATGTCTTTTCTTAGTCGATGGATGCGGTGGTTTCTTACGCCAGGTACTTGTGATCACTGTATTCTCATTTTCCTCAAATCTGATTTAGTTTCTCCTAGAACAATTAACCTTTCTAGCTCTAATAAATACTGACTAACGGCTCCATTCTTCCCTCAGACCTTAACCTGTCACGCATAGTATCTAAGCAAGTATTATGGATAGCGAACATTCCAATACTACCAAAGACATTACCAATTCCAGAGTTATATCTCCACCAAAGGGATTTGTCAGAGTCCACCTCAAAACTCAAGTCTCCAGGAAGATGTTTATTTGATAACCTTGCTTTGCAAGAATCACATATCGTGATATCTTCTAATGTAGCTATTTATTGTAACCTCTCTCTGAATTGGTCTGCTGTTGCATGGTATACATTACCTAAGTTATCTCTTAGATATACAGTACGGTTAACTTTTCTTTGAACAACACCTATAAAGGTCTTGCCCATATTTACCGTAGTCCAGATTTGTCCAGGCTCTAGATGTCTTATAAACTCTATCTCCTTATTAGTATATACCATTGTAGCTATTGTTCTGAACTTTTGAATATCCTCGAATGTTCTGTCCACGGGTTCATCATAAGTTCCTGTTAACAACACGAGAAATTCAGCAAACTCAGAGTCAGCCTCTAACTTTTGATACTCTTCCCTTAAGTGAGTGTATCCGTAATCAACATCTGGCTCATCTGAGCTTGTTGTCATAATAACGGTTCCATCCTTTTCCTGTTGAGTTAATCCAATTGATATAAGCAGATTTCTTAGCTTGATTCCTAGATGGTGAAGAGACTAAAGCCCAACCATTGATATCTGTACAACTTATACAATGGTTTATAAAGTATTGACGTGATAATCCTTTATGTACTGGATAAGCTTCTATCAAGGTCACATTATTATCTATCCAACTGAATATAAAGAACTCTTGCATTGGCACATCCCTCCCCGTCCCCACCTGCCACCCTTAATTATACAGTTTTATGGGGACTTGTCAAGTTTTTTATTTTGATATTGATAATTTTCTTCGAGTCTCTATTTGGGCTTTCTCGATGATTTCATTCTTAGATGCTAATCGAGCATTATTATCTACAGCCCATTTTCTTATTGCATCTATATCCTCCCTTCGTATAACGGATAACGGTACGGTCTTATCTATTTCATTTATAAGGTCTAATATAAAGAACTGTAAATCCTCTGAAATATGTATATCACTTCGTTCAGCACGTCTCAGAGTCTGTATTACTACTTGCTCAATCTCTGCACCTGACCATCCTTTAGTCTTGTTATGGGCTTCATTGAGGTCGTTAACATATCCACTCCAGTTGACCTCTGGAACCCTAAGCTCAAGATGATACTCAAATATATCTGACCGTTCTTGTTTGTCAGGCAGGTCAAGAAAGAATATCTCATCTATCCTACCTTTTCTGAGCATCTCTGGTCGTAATCTGCTTACATCATTGGCAGTCATTATTGTATAGACTGGAGCAGTACGTTCTTGCATCCATGTTAATAGAGAAGCAAGGATTCTGGAACTTACTCCGCTGTCACCTGAGCTAACTCCCATACCACCCATTTGTTTCTCTATTTCATCGAATCTTAATACGATAGGTGCCATTCTTTCTGCTATGGCAATTAGTTGTCTGGTTTTAGACTCTGTTTGTCCTACCAGTTCTCCGAATAGCTTTCCAAGGTCTACCTTTAGTAGCATTAGTCCGAACATAGATGCGATTGCTTGTGAAGCAAGAGTCTTTCCTACCCCTGGAACTCCAGTTAACAGTATGCCTTTAGGAGGAGATAAGCCATACTTAGACTCTTGATAGAAAGCTGACTTAGATTGAACCATATATTCTTGGAGTTCTGTGTATCCCTTGAATGATTCAAAAGGTTTAGGTTCCTCAAGCTCCATCAATCCAGCTTTTAGATATTCGTTTGCTTTAATTCTAGTTACGACATTTGGCACAAACGCTTGATTTTGTATCAAGGAAAGAGCAAAAGCATCTTCAGCCTGCTGACTTGTTAACCCCAATGCTGCTTTAACAAGAGCAGTTTTTTCTCCATTGTCAAAAACTGGAAGGTCAGGTAGCTCATCTAGAGCAGATTCTCTAACAAACTCTAGCTTATCACCAAGCTCATCTTTATCAGGAAGTCCCCACTCTATATATGTGAGGTTACGATTAACCTCTGGTGGTATTTTCTTATCATTGCATAACAAGAATACATGAATGTCCGTTGCCTTCCATTTATCTGCTTGGTCTTTTATGGTCTGCATTACTCCAGGAGAATCAAGATTCAAATGAGGGTTGATGCAAATCACAAAGAAGTTATTTGGGAACTCCGCCCCTAGAAAATCATCTAAAGGATTATCACCTAAGACAGTCCACCTACCTATACCTGCCTCTCTTTCTTCTGCCATCATAGTTAGTTGTCTCTCGACACTAACCTCATCTTCTGTGTATACATAGAACACAGAAAAGCCAGAGTTTACCATTTCTTTTATTTGGTCTTTAATTTCCAATTTGTTACTCCTTTTTTCGCTATTAACTAAACACAAAAACCCAACTTCAAAAAATTAATCTCTTTTCTCGTTAAATCTAAGTTGTAAGTTTTCCTTGGAGTCTTTTATGATACTGTTCTCGAAGAACTCCTCCTTTGTGATGTGACATTTGCAACACTCACCACTACTGTTATTCTTTGTTCCTCCTTTTGATGCTTCATCTAATATCCAGTAGTGAACTCCATTTGTCTCTGGTGGACAAGGAAGTTCTAAATTTCTAAGTATATAATTAGGAATCTCCATCATCTACTCCAGGCAACATCTGTTGCGAGAATTTAAGAGTGAATTTACACTTCGTATTATATTCCTCAAGACGTAATACGATTTGCTCCTTCACATATTTAACCGAAAGAACCTTAGCACGAAAGTAAAAATCAGAACCTACCATTGGAGATACTTCATTTGGAGTCACACTACCTCCTATCTAAATGATCTCTATATATTCTATCAAGAGCATCTTGAATAGTTGCTTCGTGACCTATATATTTCCACCATTCTTCATCCTCTATATCGAAAATAGCTACAGAGAGATTTATTCTATACATCACAAATCCTCTTATAGTATAATCTGGAATAGTACCTTCAAGTATAGCTTTAGCCGTATCATGTGCTAATTGGTCTTCTTCTGTAATAGGCTTAACCATTAGTCTAAATCTCTTAGATAGTTTTGTCCTTTAATTGTAAGCTGTCTACCTTTAGATGTCTTAACTACAAGACCTAATCGAAATAAGAATGGTTCTATACCTCCTTCGATTGCCTTCTCTCGTTCAACTAATATTGAAGATAGAGTAGATAAAGATAAAACATCATATGCTCTTAACACACGAAGATATTCTAAGTCTATTTCTTCTAATCCAATATCGTTTACATGCTTGAGTCTTTGATAATGTTGAACTGTCTCAAAATCTACCTTTTCTATCTCAAACATAGATTCGATAAGTTGGAGATGATTCCTTACTATACCAGGACTTCCTCTTGACATTTCTGCCACAGCTTCAATCCCATCATCGAACCATTCTTTCTTGATAAGACCGAAGCATACATCCATTAACTCTTGTGTATCGTAGAGTTGAACTCTATAAACAAGTCTAAATCTTCTTTGTAGAGCATCTGGAAGGGAATCTAAGTCTGTAGTTATCCCAATCATAGTAAAGGGAGTTAGACTCATTCCCTTAAATTGAAATTCTTCTAGTGGTTGGTAAATAGATTCAAGTAATCCCTTACTTAATCCATGAATCTCATCAATAATAAGTACATCATTCTCCCATTGTGATTGAAGAATCATAGATAAAGTCATTCTATCTAAGTCAGGACCATAATAACTTGTTACATTACTTCCTACTACGTTCGATATGTACTTACCTATTGTTGTCTTACCTGCTCCACTTGGTCCCCATATTAACACATGAGGAAAAGGTTTTGCATCCTTCATCAAGTTGACTATCTGAATAAAGTCAGCGTTGCCTACTACTTGATAAGAATTATCTTCACCTTCCATATTTACAACTCGAATTTAATATCAAGTTGCCTTGCGAATTAACAGACGCATGAAGTCTGTCCTTCATCACAACATCCTTTTTCATTCTATACCTTACCAAATTCAGAATTACTAAGTAATAGAATAAATCCCATTGGAGTGGATTGAACACTACAATAAGTTCCTCTGTATTCCTTTTCTAAGATAGAATTAACTTCATCAGCGATATCCATTGCTTCAACTTGAGTTGAATATGTTCTTCTGAACCACTCTCCGCACCTTATCATCAAAGTTTTTCTTTGTTTAGGAGTCATTAGTAATCCTTAGTAAATTGAAAACTCTATGCCCTCTGGAAATTCAAGTAGGCATGATTTAAGTAGCAATGCCTTAAACTTTCATCCTCTGGAAAGGATATTACTACAAGTGTAGTACCATATAACTTTGCTGTAGCAATTTGCTTATTTCTATGAGCTATATTCCATGTATCTCCTAGACTTTTAGTATTTCTATCTTTATGACCTCTTTCTTTAGTAGATATCCAAGCAAACTTGGATAGTGCCATTCTATCTGAGTAGTATTTAAGTGTTTCACCTACCTTCTCTACTTCTTTCTGTGTGGTCTTGATTGTAATAAAAGCCTTTCCATCCTCGTTAGAATCAAGTCCACATCATCTTTGGTATGATAGATAGTAGCCATCTTGTATTTACCTAAGTCCATCCCTTCAATCTCCTCTAGTCCCCAAATACTCATAATCCTAATCTCTCTTCGATTTCTAAAGCAAGTTCTACTACTTCTTCTTGTGTTCTTTCTATGGCATCTTGCCAAACTGTTACTAACGGGTCTTGAAATCCTCTTTCAATTAATATTTCATTGGCAGTCCTCTTAAAGTCAAATTGTGTTTTTCCTTCTTCAAAGTTTCTAATTCCTATATAAGATTGGTTAACAGCACCTAAGAAACAATAAAACCTTTTTCCATCTATTATCTTCTCAAATGCTCCTTGACACCAACCTTTAGTTAAGTAAACACTTGGATTTATCTCTGGTACTGGCATATCACTCCTTATTGTAATGGTACTAAATATCCTTTTTCTGGATACCAAGTATGAGAATAGATTGCTATTGTTACACCTCCAACTCTACCGTTTCCATCTTCAAATGGATGGATGGTTTCAAAGTCTTCATACCAATCCTTCAAATTCTCTATTAACTGAAGGCTAACGTCTCCTATTTGCTCTAATGTAGGGCGATGAATCATTTGAAGTTCAACCATATGATTAACTACATCTTGCCATTTTGGAGGAGTATGATTGCCTACCCTTACATTTTTATTACGAAGCAATCCAGCAAAGTCCTCACCTACAAATATTCTCATATGTGTAAGGAGTAAGTTAGATATCGTAATTGAAGGAGGTATAGTCTCTATTGCTAATTTGGTTAAAGGAATTTTATTTGGATAATCTTCATGTGGTTTATTGATGACATCTGCTGCTTCATCAGAAGTTTCAATCCACTCAAAGCTTGGAATCCAAGGAGTAGCACGTAGATGTTTAAAGTATTGTCCCATTCTTTCTCCTTATAATTTAAAAGTTTCAATAATAGCTATCCAAGCTACACTAAAGGCAATAAATCCAAGAATAAATCCAATAACTATTCCAAGTATAAAAGATTTAAAGTCCATTTTACGTCTCCTTTAAGTCATCTGTATTATCAGCATGGCTTCCTCTTAACACACAATGCCCACACCTTCGACATATAGGATGTAAGTTCTTCCATTTAGGATGGCTTAACTTACAGAATCCAGCATTAGGGTCTTGACATCGCGGACATCCTTCGCACCTCCTTTCAGATATATAGTCTGTAGTCTGTCTTTCAGTAACTAGAGTTGCTGTTGTCATTCTTCTTCGTATGACCTCCAATGATATGTTCTTTGCATACGTTTAAGTGTTTGCAATGCTCTCCGTAATTTATAAACAGAGTATAACGCTATTAACATAGATAAGATACTAAGTCCTAACACGAACCAATTAAGCATTATTCCTCTATAGATGGATTGTGCAAAACTATAAGTTCATCTTGACCTTCAATTTGAATTTCAAGTACACTCTGTCGAGCATAGCAAATCTCGGTCCATCTGAATTCTTGATGCAAGTATTCCCACCAATATTTTACTTTTTATAAATCATCCTCACTACCAAAGTCTCTTAAATCATCCCAAAAGATAATATTACCCCAAGATAGAGCATTTCCTTGAAGCTGATTTAATACTCTATAATGAAGTGGTCCTTCACTTCCAGTTGGTATATCTGCTAATCCTTGTATCATCATATTGAGAACTTGTTCAGTATCTCTACCTACATTCATCCCAATAGAGTCTACTCGTATTATACCTGCTATATGAGTCCATTGACTCATTCTGCTACCTCTCTAATTTGAGATATTTCTTCAAATATATCTTTATATTGTTTAAGTTTAGATGGTTCTTCTATATAATGATGTTGGACAGTTTCCATCATTACGACTAGAGCTCTAGGTAATTCAATTCTTGGTTTCTTACTTGAGCAATAACATTGCGTTCTTCCTTCCATTTATCACCTATTAATGAGTCAATTAGTTTCTGGACTCTGACTTTATCATATACCATGCGCCCTCCTTTTCCATATAAATCCGCAGTTAACCATAGCGTTAATATAGAGAAGTGCGACACGACTCTCAGAATCAAGTCGCACTATTCTACATTAAATCTCCTTTAATGTCAAGTGAGTCTACTCTTTTGGGTAGTAAGATAACCGTACCAAGTACACTCATCTAGAGTAAGAATACCTATAGCTTCATTTAACTTACGGTGAGCACGCTCAACCGCAGCTTCAGATGAAGTTACAGATTTATTTGCACTCATAGCTTTCTTTAAATTTTGAGTCATTACGACAGGCTTCATTTCATATGCCATTTCTTCCTCCTATGCGTCTTGAAATGCACATTCGTTTGAGCAATAGATAGCGTACCAACCATAAGGAAGTTCTTTACCACAATCCTTCCTTTCGCATAGTCTTGTTTCTATTCTTATCACCTCACAATCGTTAATTATGTTTCCGATACACTCTTTATGGAAGATATCGTATGGAGTATTTAATGCAACTTTTTCAATTGAATCAAATACTAATGTACCTTTCTCTGGATAGAGATTAACATTACATCCACCACAAAGAACAACATCATCCTCTTGAGGGATGAATTGAGTTATCCTTAAAGAGCTAAAATCTTCACCGCTATAAACGGTTAACCCTTGCCCTTTAAACATATCATCCGTAGATGATATCTCCTTTAAATAGACCGTTGGCCTACCTTGGTCTTGGTTTGACATATTTCCTCATAGTACCAGTGGAATCACTTCCTAGGTACTGACTTAGGATACGTTCTACATCTTGTCTTGTTCGACAACGGATTCCTAACGTTCTTTCAATAGACTTCCTCGCCTTAACTATATCCTCTGCTGTTGTCAAGGTATCTTTCTTATTCCATTGTGCGTATTTGAATTTCTTTGGTGCTGGTAATCCATCTTCAGACATTACGCAACCTTGATTCTAGCATCCGTTACATCACGAGTACAGACTGAGCCAGCTTGATGTTGACGGATACGAGAATAGACTTTATTTCTATCTCCTTGCGTATTATCTGTTCTGTAATACTCAAACCACATTTCAGAACACTTGAAACATGATGGAGTATATCTGTTATCTGCTACCTCCTCTATTGTGATTTGACAATCTGGAGTGTGTGGGTCATTCCCAATTAAGTCTGCTCCACAGTCCTCACAATATCTTTCTTTGTCTGTATAGTATCCTTTGCGCTTTAACAGCACTCCTAACCAATTCCACATCTACACATCTCCTATTGGTATTTCTTCTTGGGGTTGGTAGTTGACCGCTTCGTCTAGCAAGTCCCTTAACCTACCTGCTTCATCCGCAGTAAACTGCTCCGAACCAGCACTTGTGCTTAATGTTATTGGAGCATCTTCATTGGATGGGTTAATGGACACCCATGCTTTAGGCATAATCTCACCTCCTTTAACTAATCTATAAACGGTACTTGATAGACTACCGCTTAACAAACGAGTTAAAGTCCCCACTCTACTTCAAATGGGGACTCTCAACTGTCCTTTAATCATTACTTTTCCTTCATGAAATGCTCAATGGCGGCTATGTGTTGTTCTCTGGACTCAGTTATAGTCTTGAACTCTTCCTCCATTGCCTGCATCCCTTCGATTGCCGTTACCAAATCTTGATATTTAACGGATAGAGCGAGTGTTTCATCTACTCTCTGTCTAGCTAAAGACAGTACTCCATTCATACTCATATCTGGTAAGCCAGGTAACGAGAACACGGTCTTTTCTTCACAGCTATTCTTGTTATTGCTAAGTGTATTCTTAGCATTACGTGGACTTCTAGGTGCTAGTCCCTTAACTGACTTGCATGAATTACATGCTCGTTCATGTGTCAAGAGAACCGTTACCTTTACTCCACATGCCGCTAACAAGACAACTGGTTGGTCTCTATTATCCAGTTTCTTGTACCTTAAATTGCAGTCTGCCACCTCCTTTCCTAACCATCCTTGTTCATCTGAGTTCTTAACAAAGATGTAACCACGCTCCCTAGAATCTCTAACTGTGATTCCACGCAAGTTAGGTTTAGTCAAGAATTTCTTTAATTTATATTGAGACCCCGTTAACTCGTACCAGAATCCGTTATCGAATACTACTTGTGATTCAATAGCTTCATCTTGTTCAAGTTGAGGAATCTCTGGATGATTCTCAACCATTCTTTTCTCCTAGTCAGGACAATTCATCTTATAAGATGTGGATTCATACGACGGAAATGCTTACGTCTGATTCTTTCAAATCTGGCTTCATCACGAATAACCATAACTCCTCCTCTATTTGAATGTTAATTGATGCCGCTTAACCTTAAGCAGTTCCTTTCTCCAATGTACCTTAATGTATGCTACTAAAGTATCAGTTCTAACAACCTTCACTTTTGTCCCATTAAAGTATGCATCCACTTTCATCACTACACCTCTTTAATCTGCACATAGATGCCAAGATTCTGGATTAGCCTTACTTCTTTCCCAAATCGCACGATGTCCAGTAACATCATCTTCGACTTCAATGAATATAGTCGAGTATTCTGTTTCTTCTAACCATGCTGAAATCAGGATAGGCTTTCCTTTGAAATGTGAACTCTCTCTATTGATAACATTCACATCAAATACGGGTATCATTTCTCACCTCCTTTTTTGCGGTTAACCAAACACTTAAGTAGCATTATGCACTACTTACCCGACCAGACTAAGAAGTTCCTAATCTAGTCGAGTAAGAAGTCAATTATGCTATCGTAACTCCTCTTTGCCATTCAGGTAGAACAGCAAGTACAACTACAGTATTTTCTCCGCATGAACACTGTAGTTGAAAGATTGTTCCGGTAAAGATTTCTCCATCATCTGAACCCCTACATAGACTTAACTCGTTATTACTCCGATTATGATTCGAAAAAGCCTGATTAGTATCCTCTATTACTTTCTTACATGACCAGCAACGGATAGGAAATGCCATGTTACTCCTTTTCCAACAACGGTTTCGAGTTGGAGAACTCTCATCAGTGTGAGCTTACTCACAGACTGTTGTTCAGGCTAAGCGAAACACACATTCTCTTGCTTTCCTGTTATTGCACACCAACCTTTCTTTAATCATTGTTCATTACCAAGTGCTATTTTCTTTTTTGCGCTTAACCTTTAAATTCCGCTGTTAACCAAACACAAAAGTATCTAATCATTCGTAAGTTTCTTATGTTATGTCAAGTCGAAGAATGTTATGTCAAGTTCTTCCCTCTCGAAAAATTTCTATGCGAAGTTCTTCTAAAAGAATAGTGGAAAATGACAATAGTAAGTATAATCAGATTGACATAATGTTATGATAACTACTATCGTTCTTCGTGATACCTTAATGGGCCTTACCCATTGACTGTTATTAGTATTCTTACTATTAAAATCCAGGCTTCTCACCTAACCGTAGTTCGACTGCAAACTTCAAACTGTCAGCAGATATACTAAGAATTGCGTCTACTAACTGTTCATCATTCTTAATCATTCCATCTAGAGTTATGATTTGAGTAGCCCATTCTTTAATGTACCTAGAACGTTCTTCATCCGTTAAAACATCTTCCATTAACTCCTTCAAAAATCGCTGTTAACCAAACACTAGAATAGCGAACTTCCGTTCTGTTTGACATAACGTTTTGCTGTCATCACACAACGGATATCGAACGGATGGATAGGGGATAGCTACGGATTGCGTAGGCTATGCGTTATGCTGAACCGATTTCGT